GTTGTTGTAATTGTAGTGATTGATCCTGCTACTGGAGTAGTTCCACCTGTAGCACTATAAGATACTTGAGTTTTGCTATCTATAGATGTAACAATATATGAACCACTTCCACCTAAACTTCCAGTCCCAACTGTAGCAGAAAGAGAACTACCTACTATCAATCCTGTAGTTGTGCTCATACCCGATAGAACTGCTGTCCAAGGACCTACACCTGTAATTGTTCCTACTGTTCCTGTTGCACTAATTGTTGCACTTGGGACAGAACCTAACTCAATGTTCTTGTCATCAACAGTTAATGTAGCTGTATTAATTGTAGTAGTTATTCCATTAACAGTTAAATTTCCAGATACTACTAAATCGTTATTGATAGTAGAAGTACCAGTTGTGGCACCCATACTTAATATAGTGGCAGCACCAGCAAAGTTTACAGTTGCAGCAGTTGTATTCAATAAATTAAATGAGGTACTGCCGGTAGTTAAACTAGTTGTAACTACCGGTGATGTAATAGTTTTATTAGTAAGCGTCTGTGAACCCGTTAGAGTTACCACAGTAGAATCTATTGCAATAGTAACTGCAGAAGAACCATTAAAACTTGTACCTGATAATCCAGTACCAATTGTTAAGGCATTAAGGTTAGATCCTAATGAAACTCCTGATATAGTACTATTTACTAACATTGTATTTGTAACAGTACCAGTATCTGATATACGCACTGTGTTACTATAACTAATACTCCGCATATCAGTGCCATCAAAATAAAATGTAGATCTAGTACCATTTTGAATGGTAATACCTGCACCTGTTGCGTATTTAACAGTAATATTAAATCCACCTGAAGTTATATTATTAACTGTCCAGGACTTAATAAGTATACTCGGTATTGTTATAGTAACATCTGCAGTTAAAGTACCGGAAATATTAAAAAAATAATTTTCTGCTTCAACATCGGTTAGTGTCGTATTTGTTGTTATTGTTTTACTTAAATGACCTTTTGAATAACTATTCAATAATGATATATTAGTATCCATTTCCGTATTTGTCAACGGACTACCTTTTGTACTACGTAATGTTATAATTGTTGCTGCCATATTTGTATTCTCGGTTGTTAACTAATTAGAACTGGTATATTATATGTATTTATAAAAAATAAATGTTTACATCTTAAAAATATAGTATATAATAGATTATGAATTCTAATATTATATAAGAAACTTATGAATGAAACTATTAAAGAACTTGCAAGTAGAGTAGGTATTATTCCTTTAAATGATGTTACTTCTTTTGGTATGTCAGAGGAAAATAACTCTTATTATTGCAAAGGTTATATGCTTGAGGATTTGATTAATCTAATAGTGCATGAACATCTTATTATCTGGGAGCAAATGGATAATGGTAATAAAGTATCTGGATTTGTTGAGATGGAAGATTATCCAAAAGCAGTGATAAAACAATTTAATTATGAGAGGAAAAAGAAGTGAACATATTTTATCTTGATAATAATACGAAAGAATGTGCTGAGTATCATGTTGATAGGCACTGTGTTAAGATGATATTGGAGTATTCTCAGTTATTATCTACAGCCCATCGTGTTATCGATGGCGTTGAATATGTCGATGATTCCTCAGGTAGAAAAATCAAAAGATGGAAATTGAGTGGTTGGTATGAAAATATTTTATATAAAGCCACTCATATCAACCATCCTAGTGCAATCTGGGTTAGGCATTCTTATGATAATTATGCATGGTTAAGAAGTCTTTTATATCAATTGTGTAAAGAATACACCTATAGATATGGTAAAATTCATAAGGTTGAAGCATCTGGATTGATGGAAGCATTATGTTATGCTCCGTTGAATATCAAAATAGGTAAATTTACCGAACCAACTCCAGCAATGCCACCAGAATATATCGTTGAAGGTGATTCGGTTCAATCTTATAAGAATTACTATAATGGTTCTAAGAAACATCTACATAACTGGAAACTTAGACCAATCCCATATTTTATAGAGGTATCAAAATGTTAATTTATGTAGTTACAGCCTATCGTTTTGGTGATAGAGAAAGCCATAGTTATGTAGTCGGTGCATTTGACGATGAAGAGACTGCAATCAAACAAGCCAAACTTGAAAGAGATTGGCGAGGTGGTAAATATGAATGCGAAGTTCGCTCAATGGAACTAAATGAATCATTGAAATACAAGAACTATAATGTTGTATTGGCATTACCTAAACTTTTTCCTTGTTACACCTTATTGGATGATGAAAAATGAATATAAAACGATACCACGAATTGGCAGAAATTCAAAAACACGATTTGTTGACTCCAGAGGAACAAGCCGAGTATATTGCTATTTCTACTAAAATTCTATATGCAATGATGAAAACTGATGAAGATGTAACGGATATATTAATGAGATTAAGGAATAGATAAGCTTTACTGAACTGACTCCGGCAAAGCTTAATATATAAACTACTACACTGATATACATTATTTTGTAAAAGGAGAATAAATGCCATTATATGATTTTAAAAATAAAGAAACAGGTGAAATAGTTGAGATGTCTATGTCTTATGGTTCTAAACAACAGTACTTAATAGATAATCCGCATATAGAATCTATCATTTTAATTTCACCATCATTGGGAGATCCGACTAAACTTACCGCAACTAGAAAATTCGATACTGGGTTTAAAGATGTCTTACAAAAAATACATAATAAAACTCCCGGTAGTCAACTCGATAAAACCTCTTCCCAACTTTAAAGGAACTTTATGGCGCGTAGACCAAAGATAGTAGATACTCATTTTGAAGATATTTCGAAATACCAACAACCTACTAACGATAAAGTTATACAAGGAGTACAGTCAAATAGATTAAAAATGCGTATTGAAGATCTAAAGACCTTCAAACCTCTTACTAAAAATCAAGAATTATTCTTTGATTCTTATAAAGTAGGTGAATATTTTATGATGTTATCCGGCTCAGCCGGTACGGGTAAATCATTTATTGCATTATATAAAGCACTTGAAGAATGCATGGACAAAAGTAACTCTTTTAATAGAGTATTAATTGTTCGTTCGGCAGTACAAACTAGAGATGTAGGATTCTTAAAAGGTAGTTTGGATGAAAAGACATCTATCTATGAAGATCCTTATATTCAAATCAGTTCAACTTTATTCGGAAGAGCCGATGCATATCAAAGATTAAAAGAACAAGGTTATATTGAATTCACTACCACAACCGCTATCCGTGGCATGAGTTTTGATAATTCTATTGTTATATTAGATGAGATGCAAAATTGTACTTTTCAAGAGTTAGATACTATTTTGACTAGAATTGGACATCAATCAAAGATAATCTTTGTCGGTGATTTAAGTCAAAATGATTTATTGAAGAAATCTTCAGAAGTGACAGGTTTGCCTCAATTCTTAAAAATCGCTGAGACTATGGATGAATTTTGTCGTATTCATTTTACTTCCGCTGATATTGTTAGATCATCTTTGGTAAAATCATATATTATAGCAAAGGAAAATTTAGGTTACTAAAATAAACGTTTACTTTCTCAGAAAATGTGATATAATAGACTCATAAATTAAATAAATGAGGAATTATAGATTATGAAAGAATGGGATATTTTTAAAGTTGTAAGCGAAAACCAATACAAATTTGTTAAAAGTCATACAGGTTATGATTGGTCTTTGGAAATTGAAATGGAAGAATTGGGTGAAGGATTCAAAGCATTCATAACCGATACACCATTTATGAACTATACAGTCTAATTGATATGCGGACGTTCCATGAATACAATTTTCCAAAACTAGTTCAAAAGAATACTGATGGATCTAGAGTTTATTTAACTCCAACTGGAGAAAAGTATCCATCAGTAACTTCTGTCACGGGTTTAGGAGGTGCTAAACATATAATGGAATGGCGTGACAGAGTAGGTCATGCAGAAGCAGATGCTATATCTAGAAGAGCTGCGAATAGAGGTACTCGTATCCATAAACTGTGCGAAAACTATCTACTCGGTAAAGAAATAGAAGTTGATATGTTTGATAAAGAAGTATTCAACTCAATGTTGCCTCATATAGATAAAGTTGGGGATATACATTGTATTGAAAAAAGAATTTATTCTCATATATTAAAAGTAGGAGGTACTGTTGATTTAATTGCAGAATTTGATGGAGAAATATCAGTACTTGATTGGAAGACTTCAAGAAGAGTAAAGGATTTTGATGAATTTGATGGGTACTTTATGCAAGCAGCAGCATATTCTCAATGCTTTCTAGAGTTGACTGGAATTAATATAGATAAGTTAGTAGTTGTTATAGGTATTGATGATAATCCATCAATGGTCTATATAGAAGATAAAGCAATTTGGTTAAAGAAGTTTAAGCATCAAAGATACAAATATTATGCAATTAAAAAGATATAACAAGATAATTTGTTTTTAATATCTTCTAAGTATTCGTCTGATCTCATATATGTATTATTAGGTATTTTCATGCCTAAGTTTTTGTATAATTCTTTTATTTCTAGATATATAGGTCTAAGAGCTAAATTTCTTTTTTTATCCCCGCTATTTAAAAAATTATGAGTACCATTAGTTATTCGGAGTTTACTACTAACTTTTCCTCCAGTCCTACCTACTTCACTATTAAGAAAATTATGAGTGCCATCAATAACTCGTTGGTTATTCCATAGTATAGCATTATCTCTATTTAAAAAGTTATGTGTTTTATTATCTACACGTTTTTTATTATGTTTTGAAACTAGTTCCGCGGTAAAACCGTCAAGACCATTTTCTGGTTTTAGATTAGCCCATTCACTTGATTTGACAATATTATATTCTTCTGAAAATAATAAAGCAAAGTCTGTTAATAATTCTTGTGTATCAAACTGATGAAACCACAGAGTTTTGATATACTTTTTTCCGTGTTTCTTAATATGCTTAACCCAATATGTTCCAGATCCATAGTACTTTATTGGATCTTTTTTGGTTGTCATACCAAAGTATTTTAGACCTGTAACTGAGTGTTGTTTGATGTAGAGATAGGTAGGTGTAATTGGGGTATATATAGTCATGCTGGTACTCCTTGAAAGTATTAGAGCCAATAGATCTGCCAGGATCGTGATTGGCATTTTTAATGTTTACATATAACGTATTTTGTTATATAATAGTTATTTATACAAAATGAAATTTTACTATATTATAAATATAATATAATATTAACAAATAGGAGTCTACTTATAAGATAAACTGAAGTACAAATCCGCTATAAAACTTCAAAGCAATGAGTTCAGCTGAAGAAATAGGGAAACAATATTAGGATTCTTCTAATATTGTCACTAAAAAATAGGAGAACCCACATGCGAGCAATCACAATGCTCTTATGTCTGTATAGTATGTCTGCATCAACACATGCTCAGACTACTTTACATAAAAAGATCAATGTTTCAAATAAAGATATAATATGTGTCGCTGAGACAATATACTCAGAGGCAAGAGGCGAATCCTTGACTGGCCAACTTGCAGTAGGTGCAACGATTGTTACTAGATCTACAAAAATATTCCACAAACCCGCTTGTAAAATAGTGAAGCAGCAATATACACAGAAACGTATACCTGCTAAGGATAAAGAAGAGTTTATTAAGTTAGCAACTAATATACTTCATGGTAATGCTAGAAATCCAATTGGAAATCTAGACTCTTTTGACTCTTTCAAATATAGGTACTCTAAAAGACCTAAGAAAAGTGTTAAAATTGGTAAACATTATTTCTATAAGATTATGAAGATTGAAAAAGTTTAAAATAATTGTTTACATTTTCGAAAAACATGATATAATAGACTCATAAATTAATTATTTGGATATTATATCATGAGAAAAGTTAAACAAAATTGGTTCTTAACATTAAATGAAGCTCTTCAATCGGAAGATTTAGTAAATCTTTGGCCTTTTGGTTTAAACATAGGGTATGGAGAGACTGCTAGATTTACAACTGATTGCGGTAGACTTATTTCGGTATATCGTGAAACTGATGGTCTATATGAAAGACCAGTACATTATAGCACACTTTAATAGAGATTAATTATGAATAGAAATATATTTGACGAAATAAATGATGGCGAAATGGGCCAAACTGAGTTTGATGAATGGTTAATCCAATATACTGAAGATGTATGCAATACAGTTAATAAAACTGAAGAAATTAATTTAACTTCATTAAAAGAATGGGCTACTTCCAATGAACAAGTTTGGGATTCATTTGAAGTAGGTTATGAGACAGCTCGTAATAGAGTAAAATCTTTATTAGGAATTAGTGATGAATAATTGTTATGATGAAATATTAAATGCTGCTACTCACCGTAAATTTAATATTTTAAAAGAGATTAAACAGAATCTTTCCGATGAAATTAAATCTCTTGATGAATTTTTTAATAATTTTCTTATTAATAATAATCTTGACCGTAAAAAGAAAATAGTAAGCAATTGGAAAATCTATAGAGATAAAACAGATGAATATTGTGAAGTTGTTGATAATCTTAAATTAGTAAAATATTACCTGGAGAAATTTAATGTTTGAATCCGCAAATGACTTTTCATTGCATATAGAAACACTTGCGAACCAAAAAAATATTGGGGTAGTTGATGCTCTATTACAATATTGTAATGAAAATTTTATTGAACCTGAAGAGGTTACTAAGTTAATTAATAAATCTTTAAAAGATAAACTTGAAATGCACTTTATAGATATGAATTATTTACCAAAGCAAGCTTTTTTAGATTTTTAATGGATGGGTATTCAGCATATAAGTTCTATTTAGCTATTAGATTACATTATACTAGAGACTCATATGACGTCTTTAAAAATAGAGGTGTAGTAAAGTATTCTAGAGAGTTATTTGATAAAAGAAATGATAGATCATTATTTGAGAAACTCTCTAAAAAATATCCAAAGGAACCACAACTTATTCAGTTTTATGTATCTAATTTTGCATATGGTAATGATTCTCCTGTATATGAATTATCACATGCCGAAACGTATTATACAAATTGGCTTAGACGTAAAGAAAGTATCACACAAGTATTTACAGATGACCTAAATTGTATTATAATAGACTCAGAGAAAAATAAATTATCAAAGGAAGAAGTACTTGAGTTTGGTTTTTGTCAACCTCCAAGTATATTAACTCTTCTTATTAGTAATAGAATTTCTCTAGAAACTGTGTGTATTCTTAATGACTTCATGGATTTAATTAGTACTTGGCATATGTCAGGTTATATGCAAACCATGTGGGAAAAGGATATACGCAGAATTTGCAAATCTAAACGGTTTGTAAAATATAATCGAGATAAGATAACATCGATTATAAATAACTTTGTAGAAGATTTAAATCAACTACAATATACTACGCAAATATAAACATACTTCGCTAACAAGGAAAAATTATGTCACTTGATATTACAGCTTTACGCAAATCCCGTTCAACTGATTTTGCTAAAATCACATCTGAAATCGATAAAATTTCAAATCCTCAATCTCAATCTAGAAACGATAATCGAGTTTGGAAACTTACCGTAGATAAAGCAGGCAATGGTACTGCAACTATTCGTTTCTTGCCACGTATTGATGGTGATGAGAATGAATTACCTTGGGCTAAAGTATTCTCACATGGCTTTCAAGGTCCTACCGGTAAATGGTATATTGAAAACAATCTGAATACTATTAACCTAGAAGATCCTGTTTCACAGTTAAATTCTCAATTGTGGAATTCAGGTATAGAAGCTAATAAAGAAATTGCACGTAAACAAAAACGCCGATTATCATATTATGCAAATATATTAATAGTTTCTGATCCAAAGAATCCTGAAAATGAAGGTAAAGTTTTCATGTTTAAATTTGGTAAGAAGATCTTCGATAAGATTATGGATAAAGCAAAACCTACTTTTGAAGATGAAACACCTATAAACGTATTTGATCTCTGGGATGGAGCTAATTTTAAACTGCGTCAACGTACAGTTGCTAGTTATCCTAATTATGATGAGTCTACATTTTCTGATTCAATTCCAGTAACAGAAAATGATGATACACTTGTGAATATTATGAATTTACGACATAATTTACAAGAATGGTTATATCCAAGTAGTTTTAAAGATTATGATGTTTTAAAGAAAAAGTTAGATTCTGTTTTAGCAGGTGATAGTTATACACCAAAGACTGCTGAACAGATTGCTGAAGAGTTTGATGTACCTTCTGCTCCTAAAGTAACACAAGTTGCAAAACCTGTGTCTATATCAGTAACTGATGATGACGATGATACTATGGCCTATTTTGCTAAGTTAGCGGCTGAAGATTAATCTTTAATTATCATAGTAATTTAAGGGGACTTTATGTCCCCTTTTTTAATTAATTGCGTATGTACTTGAAATGTATCTAGATGATGTACTATCTGAACTTCTTACGGGTAATCTAACTGCAGTACTATTAACAGTACTATTAGATGTATTTACGGTAGGGGCTGATACAACTGTATTTCCTGCAGGTTGAGCAGCATCTTCTCTAGCAGATTCTGTAGCAACTGTTTTTGCTGTTACAACATCAGCTGTCTTTGGTGTAATAGCTTCTGCATTTGGGCCTTTATTTAATTGTTCAAATCTTGCTACCATTTCTGGATTATCTTTCCAATTTTCACCTTTTTCATTTAAAATCATAGCTCGGCTTTTCAAAGCGTCTATTGATAATTCAGATATAGGTTTTTCGTCAATCTTTTTAAGAATTTTATCCTGTTTTTCAGCTTTTTCAGCTTTTTCTTTACGTTCTACTGATGGTCTAACATGATCTGATTCATACTTTTCAGGTACTTCCATTTTGTCAATTTTTAATGAATCTAATTTAACTGTACTATTCCACTTATCAATCATTGAATTTAAACCTTCAATAAGAGCTATTTGTACACTATTAATCATACCTTTAATAGTATCAATTGGATGAAATAGTGCATCATAATAATCTGCTATAATATCTTGGAATGAAAATGAATCTAAATCTTTTGATGCTTCATCAAATCCTAGTTTTTCCAATAACCAAGAAGCCATATCTTTAATTAGATCTGCTAATCCTCCAACAAGAGAATTCATAAATCCTGTGATTGCACCTTGAAATGCTCCGGCAACTCCTTCCTTTTCGTATCCTTCTATAGCACCTTTAACAGTATCCCATAATGTCATAATAATAGTAACTGGTAACATTAATTTACCAACTATTTTAGCAACAGCACCAAACATTTTACCAAATTTACCTAGGTTTTCAGATATAGCAGTAAATATACCCTTTGATTCTTTTGCTGGAGTTAGTAAATCTTTTATTACTGTATATGCTTCCTCAAAAGGAGCAAAAAAGTTCTTAATTCCTGTTTTTAACCATTTAAATACTTTGGATATTTTAGATTCATCATCTATTTTGAATATAGACTTTATTTTGTTTAACGAGTTTTCAAAGAAGTCACCTAAAGATTTTAATTTCGTATCAAATATTTCTTTTAGTTTTAAACCGAGATCTCCAAATACTTTACGAATACTTTTAACTACTTCCGATAGTTCCTTTTTCATTAACTCAGGAGTAAACAGTTTCAACCAGAATTTAATATTTTTGACTTGGGCAACAATTGTACCTTGTAAAGCACCTAATGCAATACCTATGCCGGCTATAATTGCTCCAAGTGAAAATCCTTCTTTAATATCTTGCTTTAATGATGGTTTAGTATTCTTTTCGATACCTTCTAATGCACCAATCATTCTTTCATTTGTCTTTGCTGCTTCTGCCTTTTCTTCATTGGTTGTTATAGGCATTGCCAAGAATTTATCTTTAATTTCTATCAAAGATTCTAAAATAGCATTTGATATAAGATGAATATCACGTAATTGTTCAACTAATATATTGTCATCATCTAAAGCTTTCTTCTCTTCAATTAATTGTCCGAGTTCAATTAATTTAGAAGTTGTAAGAGTACCATGAATTTCATTGAGAGAAACTAATTGTTTCTCCAACAAATCTTGCATTGATCTTTGTGTAGGACGATTAGCCATTTTGTTTACTCTGAATCCTTTGTTTTTCTTCTTCCAAATAGTTTATTAACAAAGCAACATATATTTCTTTCTCAAATGGTATTAAATTTTCTATCTCTGCCAACGAATATTTGTGGTGTTGCATTAAAGCAAAATTCATTTTATAATAATTCATCAATGATTCGTGGCAAAGATTTACTAGAAAAAAGATTGTATACCACTCAAGGTTGCTTCATTATGGGCATTGCATATTGGACATGTATATTCAATATCTTTACTAATTTTTGGCATAGTTTCAAAGAACTTCTGAAGTTTACCAAATTGTTCTGTTGTTAAGTTATTTAAAAATTCTTTTAATTCGGTTTGAGTTGTATCACTTGCATGATATAATTGTTCATCATCATATATGTAATCAATACAATCAATAATAATTTTAAATATGTCATCTACATTATTTGTACTGATATCTTCTAATTTCTTAATTATATTAATACTTGGGTATTTTAATACAATACCTACATTATTAAATAACTCTATTTTATTAGTATGTTCAGGATCTTTTTTTACTTCAAGTTGGGTCAAATCAAACTTAACTGTTACTTTTGCTTTTGGATCATCACACTGTTGACATTTAAAAACTAATTCAACTTCTTCGCCGACTGACTTTGCTCTAATTTGAGTAAAGATATACTCAAGGTCAAACATCGCTAATTTATTAATATCAATGTCATCTTTTATACAAGACTTAATAACTTCTTGCAAAGTATTGACCATTATATTTGGATCTTCACTTTGTTGCGCAATCAATAATGCCTTTTCTTCTTTTACTAGAAATGACCTATACTTTACTTCTTTATTTGTTGAAGGTATAGTTAATTGATATATAGGTGTACTATTAACCGGCAATGCCATTGTATTATTCTCCTTTATGCATATTATGAATCATTGTTGCCAAGTCGTTAGTACTTCCAACAAATATAGCATTGTTAGTAACCTGACTTGCGGGTTCTTCTTTTTTCTTTCCTGTACCGGATAGTTTTTGTTTCTGTGCATGCACATCTAACAATTGTTGGTTCATATCAGCAACTTGCTTCATTAATGTACCAACAACTTCGTATGCTCGAGGATGTTCGCTTTGTTTAGCTACCTCGATCATATCATAAAGGGCCGACCTCCCTGTCGATAACAACTCCTTAATATTACCACGTACGTGATCGAAATCATTTTCGATATATTCGTCCTGAGTTCCTTTGGGAGTAGGAACTATATCGTCAATACGTGGAATTATATTAGTATATTCTATGTTTTCCAAGTCAAATACTTCTGATAATTTATCATTCATTTTCATTGTAATATTTATGCGTTATAACCAGCAATTGTTGTAAGTTTATTTTGTAAACCGGTTAAACCATAATTCATTAGTAAACCTCCTACAGGAGAACTTGCAATTCCATTGAATACTCCGGCAATTTCGGAAAATAATCCATCATTTGTTTTATTTAATAAATCTGTATCGTCATATGTATATCCACCAATTGGTATCCAATACTTATATGCTAAAGTTACTGATAGTTTCATTAAGTCTTTTGAGGCTGAATCCATTTGAATAGCACCTACTGTTTTAGGATAGCATTCTCTTAACTCAACCATATATTTAGTTTTACTTGCAATATCTTCTACACCAATTTGTATAGGTTTTATATAGTTTGCATAATAATTAAATGATCTTGTAACTGGATTTTGTATACTATATTGCCAATCATCAAAGTATTTCTTTACCTTCATTTCATTGTCTACATAAAATGAAAGAGAAAGGTTATCATACATTCTTTGATAAGGAGCTTCTCTTGTTTCACCATACGTTAGATTTGGCGCAGTATTATAATTTAATCCTGGTATTTGTACTTGGTCACAAAACATAGAAACTAGTTTTGGATCTTTGTTTTCATTAGTGTCTGATAAAATTAATGGCATAATAACTGAATATCGTGCAGTTCTCATTAACCCAGATACTTTTACTTCCGATATAAAATCTGATAGTAGACTCATTAATTCATCATCCTTTTTGACTCTTGCCAAACTTTAGCCTTGTTAGCACCTACAAATCCTTCTACTGGTAACATCATAGCAGTTGCCCAATTGTTGGCTGTAATTTCTCTGCATTGAGTACGTATATGCGAGTTTAAATATCTATGAATACATGGTTCTGCAAATTTAAACTTCGATATACCGGATATCAATTGCCAAGAATATCTCAACCTAGTATTTTCATCCATATTCTTATTAGTTGCAAATACCATCATCTTATCAAGAAGTTTAATTCTTAATTGATAAGGTAGATAATGGAAATTTAATCCATAAAATCCATCTTTAGTTTTCTCATATGGAAACACTAAAGGAAACATATCCCAATATGGTAATGTTGATTTATGTTTAGCATCATATCTGTACAAATATAATTTTCCCGGCATTATTTTACCAATAGAGGTAAATTGTGGAGCAGTCTTTAATACATTACTACCATTTATATGTTGATGATGTAATAGCAATATCTGCTGATCAAACCAAGATTTACTTGCTCTAGATGCTTGGGGTAGACTATATTTGTTTTTCTCAAATACATCTAACATTGTAGGTTCTTTTATATTTGCCATATACTATTTATAAGATAATCCAAGATGATGTTCGGTTAATATTACAAATTCCCAACTACGATCTAAAGCGTATTTCTTTGCTGCATCCCATTTAGATTGATTTTTCATGAATGTCATTGATTCATTTAAGTATCTTTTAGTTTGTCTTCCTGGATATTTAGGCGGCATTGTTTGACCGTGAGGTTTGATTTCCACTAAATATGTTTTAAGTTTGCCTTCTTTATTTCGTATTTGTATCCTAAAATCTAAAAAGTATCTATGCCATTTATTATCAGTAGCGCATATATAAGGAACAACTGTTTCTTCAGATTGCCAATTAATAACCGAATTTGAACCATCGCACCAATTCATAAATTTTAATTCCCAGGATGATCTAAAAACAACATTAGTAGGATCACCTATATATTTGTTTGGATATTTTGGTTTATAAATTCCCTGATGATACTTCGCCATTTTAATATAAATAAGTAAATAAAACCATAATATTTATAGGTTCATAATAATGTCATATTTAGATTACACAAATGACAAGTACGATATTACCAGTTTATCATATCCGGCAGATCTTCAATCTCCGGAATATGGTGGTAATATGGTTGTGCTTTACATTAATGTTGCTACAGCATCTAAGTTTTTACCTCCACCAAATCAAACATATGATATGAAAGATTTGGATATTTCTAGAGATAGAGGATTACTTATAGGTAGACCTATTTCTAATATAAATGCTGCTATTTCTGGAGCATTAAATACAGCTATGGGAGGTCTTTTTGCGGGCGCAATAGGTGGATTCGCAAGTATTGCGACAGGTGCTACTGCTATTGGTGGCGCAGCGGCTTGGGTTGCAGGTGATATAGCAGGAACTACTACTAGAGAGCAAAAAAGATTAAAAACTGCAATTGCTCTACATATGCCCAATACATTAAATATTAGATATGCTACTTCTTGGTCAGAAGAAGACACCGGAACTACAGAAGCATTATCTCAAATAGGTGAAGATGCTATTGGTTTGTTAAAATCTTTAACATCTGTAAAGTTATCCAATATGGTTGACGATGGTAAATCTATTTTAGCATCTGAAGCATTACAAAAAATGGGTACTATATCTGCAAGAACTGGTTTGGCAGGTAATCCAAAGAGAGAAATGGTATTTAAGGGTGTTGACTTTAGAACATTTTCCTTTGATTACAATTTCTTTCCAAGAGATGAAAAAGAAGCTGAACATGTATATAATATAATTTATCAGTTGAAATTTCATATGTTACCTGAATATAAGAATGATACAAATAATTTTTTATATGTTTATCCCTCTGAGTTTGATATAAGTTACTTTTCAGGAAATGGACTTAATCAATATATTCATAGACATCCTTCATGCGTATTGACAGACTTAATTGTAAACTATACTCCAAACGGTAATTTTACTACATTTGCAAATGGTATGCCTACACAAATTGCTATCACTATGTCATTTAAAGAACTTACATCTCCAACAAAAGAAGCTATACAAGATAGAGGTTACTAATGTACTTTAAGAATTTTCCTAATATGATATATGATTTTGATATAGGTGGTAAAGATACTGCTATATACTTAAGAGATATTACTCGTAATATTAGATTTCGTAGAGATGTACTAGCAAATATAACTATATACGATGAGTATGATATAGTAGATAATGAAACACCTGAACATATAGCAGAAAAGTTATATGGTAATCCAAACTATCATTGGATAATTATGTTAGTAAATGAAAAATATGATTATCTTAATGACTTTCCATTATCATATTATGATTTAGAAAAGCATATTATTAATTCATATGGTACTACTATGCATAATATACATCATTATGAAGATAGTAATGGATATATTGTAGATTCTACAAGTGCAGGTGTTTCTTCTATTACTAACTATCAATATGAAGAGTTACTTAATGAATCTAAAAGAAGAATAAAAGTTGTACCAAAAGGCATCATTGAACAAATAATAACTGAATTTAAGAAAATAATATAATGAATTCTTCAGAACAAATTTCAAAAGCCGGTGATATTAATATTGAGTTGGTTCAGATAACTACTGCTCAGAAATTTTATCAGAATATTACTAACCAAGTTATAGGAATACAAATATTTGAAGATATATTTTCGCCTTTTATAACCGGAACTTTAGAGATACGAGATTCACTGGATTTAATGAATGTATTTCCTTTTAATGGAGAAGAGTTTCTTGAACTTAAATTAACTACTCCTACTCTTGAAAAGGGTAATATAGACGGCAAATTTTACATTTATAAAATGTCGAATAGAACTATGGTTGGAAATAGAGCAACTATCTATACTTTGCATTTTATATCTACTGAAGCTATTGTTGATATTAATAAAAAAATAAGTAAGTCATTTTCAGGTAAATGTTCTGAAATTGTCAAAACACTATTACAAGATCCTGATGTAGGATTACATGTAACTAAAGAAATAAATGTTGAAGAAACTAATAATTCAACAAAATTTATTTCTAACTTTTGGTCACCAATTAAAAGTATTAATAATGTTTCTGAAACAGCTGTTAATAAAAATGGATCCGGTTCTTATTTGTTTTTTGAAAATAGATATGGGTTTAACTTTGTATCATTAGAATCATTATATAATGCAAAAGTCTTTCAAGGATTTTTATATGATAATTATATTCGTGATAATAAATCATATGGTACTGCTACAGTTAGAAATGTAACAGAAGATTATAAACGTATTAGAAGTATTTCTATTCCTACTGCATATGATTATGTAGAAAGAGCCAGAGGAGGTATGTTTGGTTCAAGATTATTTACATATGATATTACCACAAAGAAATATAATAATACTAATTATGATATGATTGAATCATTTGAATCATACAATCATCTAAATAAATATCCATTAGCATCTAATAAATCTATATACAGACATAATTCATTTATTATGTCTATGTCAAAGTATACAGGAAATTTTAATGAATATGGCGATGTTACAAATGCGTCAATTATACAAAATAGAGTATCTTCATTTGCCCAAATTGACGCAAATAAAGTAGAAATAGTTGTTCCAGGCAGATTAGATTATACTGTAGGTCTAAGAATAGTATTAAACTTATATAAGATTGAACCCGTAACAAAAGAAGATACTGAAACACAAGATCAAATGTTTTCAGGTGCATATATCATAGCGGCAGTTAATCATTATATTAATAGAAACATACATGAATGTACTATGGAAATAGTAAAAGAAAGTTTATTGATAGATTTGAATAGGAGCAAATAATGTTTCATCTTGGTTGTGTAGAGAATAGAATTGATCCACTTAAATTAGGTAGATGTCAAGTTCGTATTGTAGGTCTTCATACAGAAGATAAAACAGTATTACCGACTGATGATTTACCTTGGGCATATCCTATGATGCCTATTAATTCTGCTTCTATATCAGGTCTAGGATGGTCTCCTACAGGAGTTGTGCCGGGTTCTTGGGTAATTTGTATATTCCTAGATCCTGATAATCAACAACCCATAATGATCGGAACAATAGGTGGTATACCAAGTACTAAAACTGTATCATTTATTAATGACGCAACTAATAATATTATTTCAACAGATGATACTGGTGAACTTGTTAATCCAAAGGGAGATATATTAACTGATGCTGTAGATGCAATAATTGCATATGAAACTCCAGGAGCATCAATAGTACAATCTACAGGAACTAAATATGAATTATCTGCTATATCTGAAAATGGAACTACAACATATAATATAACACCTAAATCTAATATAACTCCTATTGCGACTGCTACTTATGATGAAACTACCGAATTATATTCTGTCTTATTAAAACGGCCGGATAATTATACAAAAGAACAATATTTGCCGTTTACAGATGTTAATCCTAAAACATTTGGAACTACAGAAGAAATTACAACCTATTTTGATAAGAACTTTTAAGGATTTATAATGGCAGATGCAATAGAAAAAACACCTATACCTCCAAATCCTCCCACTAGTGCAGGAGCAACTCAAGGAGCTGTAGCAGGAATTGCGGCAATTATTGCTGCATGTGAAGAGGGTGGATTCAAATCAAAATATGCAAAATGTGCTATGCTTGGTATTGCCGGTGTAGAAAGTAAATGGATGCATACTGCAGATGAAAATCACAAATATTCTGCTAAAAGAATTAGAACAGTATGGCCAAAGATTACCCAAGCAGAAGCAGAATTATGGAATAATAGTCCTGAAGTAAAGTATTCTAAACAAGAATTCTTTGGATTTATTTATGGTACTAAAATAACAGGAAATCCCGCAAATGGTCAATATTATGGTAGAGGGTATATACAATTAACATTGCGGTGTAATTATAAAGAAATTGGTTCAAGATTGGGTATAGATTTAATAAATCATCCAGAATTACTACAACAGTCTGCTGAAATAGGCGCAAAAGCAGTTGTAGAATATTTTAAAATGAATATCTCAGACTGGGATAAATTACAATGGGAACCTAGTTTCTTTGAAGTAGCTCTTTCTAAAGTTGGTGGACATAAAGGTGGTTGGCCAGCTAAAAGAAAATATTATGAATACTTTTTAGGCGGTAAATCCGCACCTGCTCCAACTAATAAAGATGCTGTATCTTCTGCTCCAACTAGAACTCAAGTAGAAATAAATGCTTTACCTGCATCTAGAAGAGAAGCATACACTGAAGATAGATCTGGTAATTTCTCTAAAACTGGATTCTGTGATCCTGAAGGAAAGTATCCTTTACGTGATTTTATGAATGAACCAGATACTAATAGATTAGCAAGAGGTAATATTGAAGATACCCACGTTAAATTTAAAGATGCTACTCGCGCAAAAAATATACCATTAGCAAATGGTGGTTCTTATGATCAACCCGAATCTGCATATAATACCATTTATCCATACAACAAAGTTATGGAGTCTGAATCTGGGCACGTTTTAGAATTTGATGATAGTCCTGAAGGCGAACGTATTAACTTATACCATCGTAAAGGTACTTTCATTGAAATAGATCCTAATGGTTCCCAAGTAAATTATATAGTAGGTGATGGATATTACATTACTGAAAACAATGGTAATATATTCATTAAAGGAACATGTAACTTAACCGTTTCAGGTCCAATGAATATACTTTGTCAAGGTGATGCAAATCTTGAAGTATGTGGTCAAGTTGACGCCGTATTCCATAACAATGTTAATATTGGTGTAGCCCAAGATTTAAATGTTGCGGTAGGCGGCGATTATAATGTATTAGTTGAAGGTAATTATAATGTAGAAGTTGGTAAGACATCAAACCATAGAGCAATAGGTACAATGTCATTAGAATCAACAGATGCGTTAAAATTAAAAACTGCAAAATCTATTAGTTTAGAAGGTGGGGATACTGCCTCTACTGCCGAAACATTATTAAAAATGTCAAGTAGTATTAAATTTGAAACTGAAAAATCATTTGAAATTAAAGCAGATTCAATGAAGTTTGATATTGCAAATGCTATTCAAATGAAAAGTGCATCATATCAATTACAAACTTCAGGTAATATATCTTTAGGTTCAGGCGACACTATAGGATTAATAGCCCCTAAAATTGAAAACAATAATCCTAGTACTACATTTCCTTCAATAACCTCATTAACTAAATTAGGAACATCACAAGTCCCAGTAGATTTTGCCGGTAATCAAATATCAGGTAGAAGTAGTGAAAATACTTTAGTTAATACTTACTTAACTCCTATGGGAACATATAATCCTAATACATTACCTAAAACTGTAGTTGATTCAGTATTAAATAAAATTCCATTATCATCCGGTTTACTTGGTTTGTTTGGTGGTGTTGAACCCGACATTTATGATCCAAAATATAGTGCTCCATTAGAAAGAAAAACTAGTCTTTCTACTGCCGGTGTTACTGGAAATCATACTTTAGTTGTACCTCCTACAGATTCTGCTCATCAACAAGGTGGACCAAATTTGATGCCTCCGGCTAGACATACGGACGGAGTATTTAAATTTGAAACTGAAGATGATTGGAACACTGCTTCTGGTCAAAAAGCTAGAGTAGGTATGGTAGGAACTTCTGATTATGAAAATAATGGCAATGAAGCAGGTACTTCCGGTGATTCATCTCCTGCTACTGGAGGAACTGGAGCAGGAACTCAATTATCTTCAGAGAAACTTACTGAAATTAATAATATGACCGATTTCCCTACTAGTTATAAGTTAAGTGATAACTTTACTTTAGGTATGTTAACTAGTGCTCAAGGTAAAGTATTGAAAAATACTACTTTACCGGATGGAGTGTATTCTAAACAACAATTAGTTGCAAACCTTTCAGCATTATGTATAAACATATTAGAAAAAGTTTATGCTGAAATAGGACCAAGTAGACAACAAGATCCTAATGGCATATGGAATATTAATTCTGGATTAAGAAATGAAACTGGAGGATCTTTTCATAATAAAGGCGAAGCATGTGATATTCAGTTATCTTCAAGAGATATAACTGAACATTATGAATTAGCTGTTAAGTTAGAAAAGATCTTACCTTATAATCAAGTTATATTAGAGTATAGAAACAAAGGCAATAGTGTATGGATTCATTTATCTTATTCAATGAAAGGAAGTATGAAACTTTGTACAACTTATATTGATGATAAGAATGTTAATTCTTCCGGTAAACCTGCATCTGGTTCAAATGGGTTACTTACGTTTTATGTATAGTTAATCACCTAAAAGGAAACTTTTTGTTTTACATTTAGAAATTTTAGCTTGACCTACAATAAAACCAGATATAGAATCAAAGGATAATTTAGAGGTACCTAAGTTAACATTAGCAAGATCATGCGCAGCTTGAGCAGCATCTATTGCTATTTGATTTCCTGTTTGAATAGCTGCAGTTAAAGAAGCCGCTGTTGAGGTTACTACTCCTTCAGCAGCACTTACGGCATTAGTAGCAGTTGCAATCATAGCAGCACCTACTTCATCCATAGTTGCTGCAAGAGTATCCATAGCTGCTTCACTTGCAGACATCATTAATTTTTTTATAGTTAAAGCATCTACATCAGGCAAGGCATCTTTTAATAATTGTAATAGTTCCATTCCAGAAGGTAAACTATTATATGTCGGCAAAAGGGCAGTAACACTTCCTAAAGTGAGAGGATTAGCTGCTAATCCTGCTACCAAGGTAGATACTCCCATAAAATGATTTGTAATATTATCCTCTGCATGTGATAATCTTGCAGCTAAACCTTGAAGTTGTTTATTACATTCGCCAGTACAATTCGCCATGTTTAATTCTCTCAATTATTAAAATAATATTTATAAATATAAAAGATCAACAAAGGTGAATATTATGATATCAGACCAAAATTACTTTAGACCCAGAGTAGATGAAAGAGTTTATGAAGATGCAGTTAAAAAAGCCTCTTTTCTAGCAGATAACATGTATGTAAAATTAACTAGTGGTTATACATTTGAATCATTGGTTAATGATTTAATTAATAAAGACTTAAGGGATAAACAATATCCTTGAAAAACCTGGTATAACCAGTATATCACAAAAGTAAACAAAAGTAAACTGTTTTTGTGAATAAATAATACATATTAATTGGAAATTAAAATGTCACGGAATACTCGGCTTTTTTCAGATTTAGATTTAAACTTTACTGCTAATCCTAATACAGGGGACGTGTCTATTAGGTATGATGAAAATGCAATTAAAGCATCGGTAAAGAATCTAGTTTTAACTCAAAACTATGAAAGACCTTTTCATTCTGAACTAGGTTCTCCAATACATAGATTATTATTTGATTTATCAACCCCTTTATTAACATATACTTTAAAAGCAGTTTTAATAGATCTTATTATTAATCATGAACCAAGAGTAAATTTAAATGACATAACTGTGACACTTTCCCCTGATAATAATTCAGTATATGTTTCCATCTATTTCACGATTTTAAATACAACAAGACCAATACAACTAGATTTAGTACTGGAAAGGACCCGATAAATGTCAAGTAAAAAAATAAATGTATCTGAACTAGATTTTGATACAATTAAAACTAGTTTAAAAGAATTTTTAAAAGGTCAAGAAACATTCCAGGATTATGATTTTGATGGATCTGGATTATCTGTATTACTTGATATTTTAGCATACAATACTCATTATAATGCTATTTACAATAATCTTTCTATTAATGAAATGTTCTTGGACTCGGCAAGAAAAAGGAATAGTGTTGTTTCATTAGCAAAAACTTTAGGATATACACCAAGGTCTGCTACATGCTCTACTGCTATATTAAGTATGACTTCATCAGGAGATGTAGATTCTCCTCATCTTATTACATTACCTGCTTATTCACCTTTTTCTACAATAGTTAATAATAAATCATATAGATTTTATAATAGATTTGCTTATAGTGCTGCAAAAAATACTAGGAATGTTTACGAATTTGCTAGTGTAGAATTATTTGAAGGTATTCCATTAACATACAAATATACTAAAGGTACAGGCACAAGATATATTATACCAAATGCAAATGTAGATACTAGTTCAATAGTTGTTAAATGTTATAAGTCTATTAATAGTTCAGATGTTACTACTTACACGTTAGCAGAATCAATATTAAATGTTAATGGTACTTCACATGTGTATTGGGTAAAAGAAATAGATGATGGTTTATATGAATTAACCTTTGGAGATGGAAATATTGGATTTGCTTTAGAAAATGGAAATGTGGTTGAAATTCATTATATGGTATCAAATCTAGATGCTGCTAATAATGCAAAAGTTTTTACATATAATGGAAATGCATTATATTCAGGATTTAGTATCCCCAGTATAACTACTATTTCATACTCATCTAATGGAACTGCATCTGAAAATTTAGATTCAATTAAATTTAATGCGCCTAGAGTTTACTCTGCTCAAGATAGAGCAGTAACTATAGATGATTATAAAGCATTAATATATTCTGAAATGGCTGATATTGATTCTGTTACTGTTTGGGGTGGAGAAGATGCAACACCACCAATATATGGTAAAATATTTATTTGTATAAAACCACAAAGTGGTGATTTCTTAACTGAACAACAAAAAGATTATTTATTATACAATATTATTAAACCTAAAAAGGTTACTACAGTTACTCCAGTAATTGTAGATGCCGAATATATTAATGTACAATTAGAAGTTACCGTTTATTATAATGAGTTAGAAACTACGAGATCTATTTCTGAATTACAAACTATTATAAAAAATGAAATTGAAACTTATAATCAAAATGATTTACAGAAGTTTGATGGAATTTTAAGATATTCTAAATTAAGTAAATTAATTGATAATGCTGAATCGTCAATACTAAACAATATTACTACATTAACTTTACATCGTAAGATATATCCTAAGTATAATATTTCCGCTCAATATACTATTAGTTTAATCACTCCAATATATTATTCAGGTGTACCTGAAGATATGATTTTAAGTACAGGATTTTATATTTCAGGTGATACAACAAAAGTATATTATCTTGTTGATGACGGTATAGGTAATATGATTCTATTTTATTATAATCAAACTGTTAGAACGGTTGTTAATTCTAAAATAGGAAGTGTAGATTATAAAAAAGGTATTATTAATATATACAATCTAAATATATCAATGATTGTGGGTTCTACTTTTGAACTTTCTATTAAACCTCAATCTAATGATATAGTTTCAGCATATACTCAAATTGTACAAATTGATCCTGCTCAAGTTAATGTAACCGTAATATCCGATAAAACAATTAATGGTAACACTGCTGGTGGTACAAACTACATCTTTGCTTCGAGTAGAACATAATGTCTTACATTAAACCAAAACTATCATCATTAGTAGCTGGGCAACTTCCTGAATTTATTCGGGGAGATTACCAGACATTTGTTGCATTTTTGGAAGCATATTATGAATTTCTAGAGGCAAATGTAAATACAGATTACAAAAGTTTAAAAGATATTGATAACACTTTAGATTCATTTATTCAATATTTCAAGCATGAAATTGCGATTAATCTACCTAATCTACCTATAGATGAAAGATTTCTTTTACAACATATACGTGAACTATATCGTGCTAAAGGTACAGAAGCAGCTTTCAAATTATTATTCAGAATTTTATTTCAAAAAGATGTTGTTGTAGATTATCCATATAATAGTGTTTTAATTCCTTCAGATGGTAAATGGATTCAAGACAAATCTATATTTGTACGTGTATCAAAGGGTACACCTGATCTTATTGTAGGTAATAAGGTTAGTGTTATAACATCTACTAGTACATTTTTAATAACAATAAAAAGCTTCAAAGCGATTGATCCTAATATTAGTGGTGACACTCAAATAGTAGAATTATTTTATGATAAAGATTATTTTAATAATATATCTGAAAATAATAAAATATTTTATCAAAATGAATTTGTTGCGGATGTATTATACACAACTACTAAAATAAATGTATTTTCAGGTGGAAAGGGCTTTAAATCAGGACAAGTATATCCTATAAGTTCTGGCCAAGGTATAGGATCTATTGTAAAAATTAAGTCAGTAGATAGTGTTGGTGCAGTTAAAACCGCCGAATTTATATCCTTTGGTATTGGTTATGAAACTAATTTTTATGCGTATATAACTTCAGATCAAGCACGTAAGATTACTTTTTCACAATTACCATTTACACTATCATTCTCTGGTTCAGGTCCAATTGATTGGAATGGTACAATTAGAGATAATACCAAGGAGTTTATAGATTATGGTGTTATTACAAGACCAAACTATAATATAGATATAGCTACTCCTGCTATTGGTGCATTATATGTAGGTGATGTTGTACAGACATTTAATAATTCTACAACATATTCAAGTACTATAATTGATGAAGAAGATATTTCTATTCTTTATATTACAATAGGAGCAGAAGCAAAATACACAGGATATTTTAAAACTAATGAAGGATTTATTAGTGATAATATTTATATTCAAGATAGTAAATATTTTCAAAAGTTTGCATATGTTCTTAAAATAGATGAGCAACTTAGTAAATATGAATCATTTGTTAAAACTTTAGTTCATCCAACAGGTAATGCTTTATTTGGTGAATATTCTATTACTAATGAATTTAATTTAAATGAATTTGTTCAATTAGTAATTAAATCTTCAAATTTAAAGTTTGATGACAAAGTTACAATGAGTGATAGTCATTGGTTACATTTTAGTAAATTATTGAATTATGAAAATGGTAATGCTACTTATGTAACATCTTCTATAAATAATGACTGGGTTACTAGACCTAATGGAACTAATGGTGTTAAATTTAATGTTGCGTTAGTTGGCAGACAAGCTACTACATCTAAAGGATCAGTTGGTGTTTGGTTCCAAATAGCTCAAGTTGGTAAGCAATTAACATCAAATTTTGGTTTATTGGAAAAATATTTTAAAATTGCAAATACAGGAAATTCTGTAACAGGTTCTGTTGGTCAACTTAATAAAAACTTTGAAATTAATAATACCGGTAATTCTATAACATTAAGTAAAAATACAGTTGCACCACGACAAGCAATTAATGTTGGTGTAACTGGTATTTCATCAACTTCATCTAATAATACTTTATCAAGAAGTATGATAAAGGGATTAACAGGTTATGCTGTTACATCATCTGTAGGTCCATTATATGGTGGAAACGCTGCAATGATAAGTGGTTTTTCTTTAATTACTGCACTTGGTAATGAAAGTGTTTCCATGACGGAAACTAAATCTCTTATAGGATTTAGTGCATCAACTAGTATAGGTTCTTTTGTACCTAGTATGGTAATGGTAAAATCATTACCGGCAAATTCAGCATCAACTAGTATAGGATCTGTATCAAAATATGTTACTGTTTCTATAAGTGGATTTGGTTTAACATCTGGATTTGGTGCTTATACTCAGATAATAAATAATACATTAACAGATACTACAACACCAAGTGATAATGGTTATGTGGCATACAACGCTTATATATTCGGTCCTGATGTATATTTCAGTGATTCTACAGAATATTTCGAAGGCAAAACGAGTTTTTAATAAATTTTAGGAGTTTTATAAATGATTAGTGATATACTGTCAGTTAAGGGTGATCTTGAAATCACTCTATTAGATGATAAAGGAAATATCAAACAACATATGGCAATACCTAATTTAATTGTTACAGTTGGTAAAAATCATATTGCAGCAAGGTTACAAGGTACATCTCAAGGTGTAATGTCATATATGGCAGTTGGTTCTGTTTCTACAACACCAACTGTCGGTGATTTAGCACTAAATACAGAAATTGCAAGAGTAGCATTAGCAACGTATACAAATACCAATAATACTGTTCAAGCAACTGCAACGTTTGCAGGCGGTACTGGTACTGGAACTTTAAGAGAAGCAGGATTATTTAATGCGAGTTCAAGTGGTACAATGTTGGCTCATACAACTTTTCCTGCGATAACAAAAGCAAGTAGTGATACACTTTCCATTAATTGGACTATTACAATTGCTTAATAATAAAAATTACTCAAAAAGAGAAAAATAATGGCAGAAACAGCATTAATAAAGTCAAGTTTACACAATTCAGTAGCTGATAGTGTATATAATGATGTTATAACAAAAGGGTCAAATTATTATTACTTTTTGGGTAAAACTTTATCTTGGGGCGATGAAAATAATCCTCCCCTGCCTATAGATTCTGCATCATATGAACATGATACACGAAATGAAATTATTTCATTAAAAGCAATTAGTCCAAATGATGTTGCATATGTAATACCAAAAATAGATTGGATATCCGGCACAATTTATGATCAATATGATGATTCATATTCTACTGAAGTTCAAGGAATTGATTTAATTTCAGGTGGAGCAGGTTATGTTGTAGCACCTACAATAATTATAACTGGAGTAGGTCAAGGTGCTTCTGCAACTGCAACGGTATTGGATGGTATAATTACTAGTATCACACTAACAAACAAAGGATACGGATATACTGAAACACCGGTAGTAACTTTTGACGGAGTAGGCAGTGGCGCCACAGCAGCTGCAGTTGTTATTATAAGTCAAGAAGGTATACAAAGATTAGAAGATACTAGTTATTATGTTTTAGGAGATAATTATAATGTATATATGTGCATTGATAATAATAATGAAGCACAATCTACGCAGCAACCCTATGGTGCTAGTGCAGAAACAATAACTACAAATGATGGTTATATTTGGAAATTTATATACAATATTCCTATTTCTCTTAGAAGCAAATTTCTTACAAATTCTCATATGCCTATTCTTACGGCATTACAGCAACAATTTTATTCAAAAGGTAATATACAAATAATTAAAATTGATGCTAGAGGTTCAGGATATACAGGTGCAATTTTAAATGTTATAGGTGATGGTTATCTAGAAGCAGATCCATTGTATGTTTTAGGTGCAACTATAACAGAAGTAGGATCTGGATATGTTGCTCCAACTATATCTATTGAACCTCCATTTAGTAATTCAACTGCGTGGGTATCTGGTGCAACTGTAGTTTTAGAACAATTAATAAAATATAATAATAACTATTATAAATCAGTTATACCAGGAACATTTACTACATCAGGACCCATACATGTTAGTGGTATAGTATCAAATGGAACTGCTGCTTTACAATTTATTGGCGCACTAGCTACCGGAACTGTTACAAAAAATGGCGGAGGTCAATTAAGTTCTGTTACTTTAAATAAAAATATTGCAACTATTGATGTTGCAAATACAGGATCTGGATATACTAATACACCGTCTGTTACTATTTCAGGTTCGGGTGGAGGAACTGCAAGTGCGGTAATACAAAATGGTTCATTAAATATGGTAGTTGTTACAGGAATTGGATCATATACAATAACACCTACTGTAACTATTGGTACTTTATGGACAGCAACTACATTATATACAACTAACCAGCAAATATTTTATGCAAATAGATTGTATACAGTTACTGTAGGTGGAACTACAAGTTCTTCTGCACCAACTCATGTAAGTGGAAGTGCAGCAAATGGAACTGCAACTCTAACGTACGCAGGTATAGCTGCAACTGCATCTATAACTATGAAATGTGGAGCAGGATATTCTAAACAACCTGTTATTACTATTAGTGATGTCGCAGGTGTAAATGGTTTAATAACCGCAACAACTACAATATCAAAAGCACGATTAGTACCAATAATAACAAATGGTCAAATTATTGGTGCACAAATTATTGAAGGAGGAATAGGTTATTCTGTTGCTGCTATAGATATAAATGGTGATGGAACAGGAGCACAATTAACTGCTTCATTATCAATTGGTGATATTAATTCACTACAAGCAAATGTAGAGTTATTGACGGTTTTTGGTAAGTTGATGAATATTCCGGTAGTTTCAGGAGGATATGGATATACATCTGCTACAATTGATATAATAGGAGATGGTTCGGGAGCTACTGCTACAGTAACAGTAACTGCAGGTAGAGTTACAAAAATAAATATAGTAACTCAAGGTTATGGATATACTTGGGCAAAGGCTACTATATCTGGAACTGGTACAGGTGCTACTGCTCGAGCAATTATACCTCCTTATGGTGGTCATGGTAAAAACGCGTTAAATGAATTAAAAGCAAGTGGTTTGATGTTTTTTAGTGACATATCAAACTATAAAAACCAAGGGTTTACAGTTAATAATGACTATAGACAAATTGGTATTATTCGTAATATGTATAGATATGCCACTACTTATATTGCTACAACTGTATTTGAAACTGCATGTTGGGTAGTTTATGCTAATACTAGTACTACTGTGTTTGCCGCAGATTCTTTAATTGCAGAATTTACAACTAATTCAAGATTTAGAATTGTAACAAATACAGGTAGTGCAATGTTATTACAATCGCTGGATAATTATACATTGGATGTTGGCAAAGTTATGTACCTTGTATCAAATAATACGCAAACATTTACTATGCTTGATGTTGCTCCACCAACTATTGATAAATATTCAGGTGATTTAATGTATATAGATAATAGACAGGCATTTACACCTACTGAACAACAAACAGTTACTCTTAGAACAATAATTGGATTCTAATAAATAATGATAACAATACCTTTAGGACAAAGAGAGAATCATGTTAGATTTTAATACAGAACCGTACTACGACGATTATAACGAAGATAAAAAATTCTATAAAATATTGTTTCGTCCAGGATATCCTGTTCAAGCAAGAGAATTAACACAACTTCAAACAATTCTCCAAACTCAAGTTAAAAGACATGGCGACCATATGTTTAAGCAGGGCTCTATGGTTATTCCTGGAGAATTTGCCGTTGACACAAAATATAGTTATATAAAAATAGATCCTACTTATGGCGGAGTTAATGTAAATGATTTTATAGAATCTTTTATAGGTAAACAAGTTGTAGGTGTCACAAGTGGTATTACTGCAGAAGTTGTATATGCTACTGCATATAATAATACTGATCCAGCAACTTTATTTGTCCGGTATATAACTGCTGATACTGCTGCAGCTTCTCTTCCATTTGGTAATGCTGAAGTAATATCACTTGCAGATGAAACACATTCTGTACAATCTATCTCTTCAAATGCTACTGGTACGGGTTCTGCCGCTATTATATTAAGAGGTGTATATTACATTAATGGATCTTTTGTTTTAGTAGATAGTCAAACAGTTATATTAGACAAATATTCAAATATACCTTCTTATAGAATTGGATTAACTATTAATGAAACTATCACTAGTGAATATGAAGATGAGTCATTATTAGATAATGCGCAAAATAGTTATAATTATTCTGCTCCTGGCGCACATAGACACAGTATAGATTTAGTTTTAACAAAACTATCTATTGGTTCATCCACTGATTCTAATTTTGTTGAGTTATGTCGCGTTATTAACGGTAAAATAATAAGCATAAAAAGCGGTACAGATTATGCACAATTAGAAAAAACACTAGCAGAAAGAACTTATGATGAATCTGGAGACTACACAGTTGTTCCCTTTGGAATAGATGTACGTGAACATAGAAATAATGACAGAAGTAGTTGGGTATCTGGTAGATTGTATTTATTAGGAGATATTGTTTTAAATAGTAATAAATTGTATACTGCTAGAAATACAGGTACATCAGCAGGAGCAACAGGACCAACTCATATTGTAGGTAAAGTATATGATGGTACAACTACTGGAGTTCAATGGGTATATACACCAAAGCCAGATTATAATAGAGGCATATATGATTCCTTTGGTTCTGTAATTTCTATAGAAGTAACAAAACAAGGTTCAGGATTTTTATCTGCGCCTGCTATTAGTTTTTCAGGTGGTAATGGTACAGGTGCTTCTGCAGTAGCTAAAATTAATAGTGAAGGCAAATTAATTGGTATTGATATTATTAATCAAGGTTCAGGATATACGTCTAATCCCACAGTTATTATAACAAGTGATAGTGGTATAAATGCTGAGGCACTTTCATATGCTAATTTTGGTGATGAATCAAAACTTGCTATTGGTATGGAAGCAGGCAAGGCATATGTTCACGGACACAAAATTCAAAAACCATCTACAGAATTTGTAGATGTAGATAAAGCAAGAACATATAATTCTGTAAATAATGCTAAAACACCTACAACTGTTGGCAATTATATTCTTGTTACAAGATTATTAGGTATACCAGATTATAAAGTTAATACAACCATTAACATTTATGATCAACTTAATGGGGCAGGTACTATAATTGGTACTTGCAAAGTAAGAGGTGTAGAATGGGATAATGGTTTAGTATATCAAACATCGACAATATATAAATTATTTGTATTTGATATTGTTATGAATGTTGGTAAAACTTTAACTGGATATGCAAAATCATTTGGTATATCTGGATTTGTAGCTAATATTAGTCCTATTTTAAAGAGATTACCTGGAACAATATCAGGTACAACAACAGCAATTACTGGTTCTGGAACTAACTTTCTTGCATCATTAAGAATTGGTGATTATATTTCTAGTGCTGGACAAGTTAGACGTGTTACTGCAATTGCAAGTAATTCTGCGTTAACTATTGATTCAAATCTCTCGACTGCTCTTAGTGGAACGCCTTTTTCAATATTGTCTACAGATATTGTTGAACCTAATAATTCAGGATTGATTTTCCCATTACGAAATTCATTTATTAAAGCTTCATCTGATATTAGTTATACTGTATTTGAAAGATTTGCTGCTAAAACTATAACTGCCGGTCAAGTAACGTTTGATACTACAGATACTGGCGAATTTGCTTCTTCTGCATCGTATGAAAATTACCTATTATCTACAGCATCAGCAGTTGTTCCAATTACAAGTATAACTGTTGCAGGAACGCAAGTAACAATATACGTAGATAGTGCATATAATGGGCAAATCGCAGTTTTATCTGCTGCAGTTAATAAAACCGGTGCTACATCAACCAGAAAAACTAAAACTTCAACTATTACTCAAACAGCATATACTACTGCCGCTGCTGGACAAGCCTCGATTTTAAATCTAGGGTATGCTGATGTTTTTAAAGTTTTATCAATTAACATGAAATCAGGTACATTTGCTGCTCCTAGTGGTGCTTATGATATAGATATTTCAGATAGATATGATTTTGATAATGGTCAAAGGGAAACACATTATGATTATAGTCGTTTAACATTAAAATCATCTTTCTCTCCACCTACAGCTCCTGTTCAAGTATTTTTTGAATATTTTGCACATGGTACTGGAGATTATTTTACTGTTGAATCATATACAGGAGTAGCATATAATGAAATTTCATCATTTGATGGATTCCCATTAAGAGATGCTATTGATTTTCGTCCAGCATATAATGGTTCTTCATGGACATCTACTACATTTTTACCAAAAAGAGCTGTTGATGTAAACATAGATTATGATTATTATTTGCCCCGACTAGATAAAATCTATCTTAATTATACAGGTAATTTTGTTAATATTAAAGGTACTCCAAATATACCTCTTTTACAACCAGTGTCTCTGTCAACTGGTATGGAGTTGTATTCATTAACTATTGCTCCATATACGTTAGATACTACTACTAACAATGTTATTTTCACAAAAACTGAAAATAAACGCTATACTATGCGTGATATAGGTAAACTAGAAAAACGTGTTGAAAATTTAGAATATTATACAGCTTTGTCATTGTTAGAACAAGAAACAACTACACTAAAAGTAACAGATAGTTCAGGTTTGGATAGATACCAAAATGGATTTATTGTAGATAGTTTCAATGGTCATGGTGTAGGTAATACGTTCTCACCTGATTACTTATGCGCGATTGATCAAGAAAATAATCAATTGCGACCATTTTATACAATGCAAAATATTAATATAATTGAGAAAAATAAAACTGAAGGTGCTAGAACATCAAGCAGTTATAAAATGTACGGTGATATTATAACTTTGCCAGTAGTAGATCATGTTAAAATTGCAGAACAAACTATAGGTTCAAGAACTGAACTAATTAATCCATTTGCAATTTTTACTTTCTTAGGCAAAATGGAATTAACTCCGTCATCTGATGATTGGTTTGAAATAAACCGTAAACCGGATATTATTAATAATGTTGAAGGTAATTATAATACTATTAAAGTATTAGCAGAATCTTCAGGTGTTCTTGGTACTATTTGGAATGCTTGGCAAACCCAATGGTCTGGAACACCTGTAATTACTAATACATATGGTGGACAACTAGCTAAACAAGCTCAAGCCCGAGGATTAACAGGAGAAAACTTTTCAACAGGTGGTAATTGGAGTATTTATGCAGGTTCTTATACTCTTACAACTTCAACTGCAACTACAAAAGGACAATCTAGAACAGGCGTTAATACAACCCTAGTTGCTAGAGTAGATACTCAATTGACAGAAGACAGAATTGTTTCTTCGGCAGTTATTCCATATATTAGATCTAGAAATGTATTAATTCAAGCAAAAGCTTTAAAACCAGGAACACGATTTTATCCATTTTTTGAAAATATAGATATATCTAAATATTGTACTCCTTCCACAAAATTAAATCTTGGAACTTCTGTTAGTGGAATATTTGATCATAATTCTAATGTTGGTGGAGATTCTTCAGGGACTAAACGTAGAATAAATGGTGATACACAAGTTTGTTTAACAAAAGGTGATATTATATTTGTATCACAAAGAAGTGCTACTTCATATCAAACACCTGATTCTTCTGGATGTCCTGCTACAGCAGTTATTGTAGATGTAGAATATAATCCAACTACTGGACATAAATCAATATTTGTAGTTAATATTAAAGGTACATTCGTATCTGGTGATACTGTAAAAGGAAATATAAGTCTTGCTACTGGTACATTAACAGCCACTCCTACAGCAAAAGTATTAGGTAACTCATTAACAACTAGTTTTAATGGTAGTGTTAGTTTGTTGTTTGATATTCCTAATACTGATAGTGTTAGATTTAGAACAGGTAAACGTGAATTTAAACTTCAAGATACTACTACACCTCTAGGATCTTTTGATTCTAGAGGCAGTAACATGTATGAAGCAAATGGAATTTTACAAACTAAGGAAGCAACATACACTGCAACAAGAAATGGTATATTAGTACAAGAACGTTTAACAGATAATCAGATTATTACAGAAACATCTGAACGGGTTGTTACAGGCACAGGTTGGTATGATCCTCTTGCTCAAACCTTTACAATTAAAGATCAACCTGGAGGTTGTTTCTTAACAAAAGTAGATATATTCTTTGCTAAGAAAGATCCTAGCCTTTCTGTGACTCTGCAAATACGTGATACAGTTAATGGATATCCAGGTGCAACTATTTTACCTTTTAGTGAAGTTACACTAGAGACTGATAAAATTAATTTATCTTCAACAATTGTTAGTGTTACAGGCGAAGGTACTGTACCCATACCATATCCAAAATATGATACACCCACAACATTTACTTTTAAAAGTCCGGTGTATGTAAAAAATTTAACGGATTATGCAATTGTATTAGTAAGCGATTCTATTCTTTATAGAGTTTGGATTTCTGAAATGGGCAATGATATTCCAGATTCTTCTCAAACAGTAGACAAACAACCATATGCAGGTGTATTGTATAAATCACAAAATGGTCAATCATGGACTCCATGTGATACGCAAGATATGAAATTTACAGTATACAGAGCTAAATTTGATGTAACTGCATTAGGTACTGTTGAATTTATTAATGATGTAATTCCAACTACTAAAATTACAACAGATTCAGTTGATGCATATCCATTCCAAACAACTAGTGGTTCTCCAGTTGTTAGAATCTGGAACCAAGATCATGGTATGCCTTCAGGAAGCACAGTTAGAATTAGCGGCATAGTTAATACCGTAAAAGGTATTACCGCAGCTAATTTAAACGGTGATAGAATCATAGCAAATGTTGATTCAGATTCATATACAATTACTGCCGGAAGCAATGCTACATCTTCTGGATATGCTGGACCTTCAGGTACAACTGAAGAATGGTTATTATCTAAAAATATCCAATATGATGTTATTCAACCTTCATTTGCTAATTTAAATTTCCCTGAAACTAGTATTAATTATAAAATTAGAACTGCATCTGGAAAATCTGTTGATGGTTCTCAAACACCTTATGTTTTAGATGCTGCGTCAGTTCCATGTGTTTCAAATGATTTAAATTATTTTTATACTCCAAGGATGATAGTATCTGAAGTTAATGAAGCAAATGCTGGTTTAGGTGGAATAAAACCATTAACTATTACAGCAGAAATGAAAACTACAAAAGATAGTTTATCTCCTATTATTGATACTCATAGGGTTAGTGCAATATTGGTATCTAATAAGATTAATAAACCTTCAGAAAGTATTACCAATATTGCTGTAATTGATGAAGTATCTGTATTTACTGGAACTGGATTAACTTTTAATACTAAAACTTCAGATCTAGTATATGGACATGCTTCTATTAGTAGTACAAATGCAACATTCCGAGATAATTTAAAAGCAGTTGCTATTGGATCATATGTTACTATTGCAGGAACAACTTCATCATTAAATAATGGTACATTGCTAGTAACTCATATTACGGATAATGGTACCACAGGAAAAATGTTTGTAATTGGTAAAGATTTTGTAAGTCAAAGTTCAGTAGCTGGAACTACCGTAGTTAATAGAGTAATGTTCAAAGATGAAATTACTCCTGCAGGAAGTTCAACTATTAGTAAATATGTTTCTAATAATATTATACTTAATCAAGTTTGTGGATATTTAAAAATAAATTTTGCGGCAAATGTACCTGTAGGTTCTGATGTATTTGTATATTATAAAGCTGTAAAATCAAGTGATATTGAAGGTTTAAATTGGATTAAAATAGAACCTCCTACACCGGTAATAAAAAATGATTTAGGTGATTTCACATATACAGATTATCATTATAATATAGAAACTGATAAAATTATTACTGTAGATTCTATTAGTGGTGTTTCTGGAGCAAGTACTATTGTAATACCCACAACTTTAGGTGTTTCAGTTGGTGCTCTAGTAACAGGTATTGGTGTAGGTACTACTGCAGTAATTACTAAGATTGATGCAGGTTCAGGTGCAACTGCAGGACAATCTACATTAACCATGTCTGTTGTAAATGAAAGTACTGTTCAGGGTAGTGTTAATATTCATTCAATTAATGGTCAATTTGATACTGTTACTGTTAAGTTAGTGATGCAATCTACAAATACATGTGCTGTACCAACTATTAAAGATTTGAGAATTATTGCTTGCGCATAATATGAAATATTTAAAAGTAACAGGAAATAGTGATTTAGTACGGGATGTAGAGTCCCGTGCTATAATTAACACTTCGGATAATGGTTATAATGAATTTATGATTAAAAGAAATTTGCAATTATATCAAAGGGATTTGATTGCACGTCAAAATAATGAAATACAGGTATTGAAAAATGATATTAGTGATATAAAACAAATGTTACTAACATTAATAAGTAATAAATAAGTAAATAAGTAAATATACTGTTAACAGGATAAATTAATGGCTGCTATAACTACTCGATCAACCTCTGGAACTGGAGCTACAGTTAAAAACTCAACATTAACTAATACTGAGGTTGATAACAACTTTATTAATTTAAATGTTGATATACAAACAAGATTATTAAAAACAGGCGGAACAACTTTATATATTGGTAGCCAGGCAAATTCTACAAGATTTCCAAATTCAGTTGCCGTATTTTCAGATGTTGCATCCGGTATTCAAAAAAATGAAGCACACAATATTGGATTAGTATCAGAGAAAACCGGAACCTTTTTAGCTAAAACTATTATTACAGGTTCATCCGGTGGAACTACTATTACACTTAGTGACGTAACAGGAATATACATTGGACAAGTTGTTTCTGCAACTGGGGTAGCTAGTGAAGCTATTATAACAAATATTAATACTGGAACAAATGTAATTACATTATCTATTGCTAATGTTGGAACTCCTTCTGGTACTGCTAATATAATAGCATACGGTGTAGGAGCATATGGTGTAGGATATACTTCTGGTGGGTGTACAGGTATTGGTATAGTAGGTGAAGCTCATGTAAATATAAGTAGTGCTTCAGGAAAAGCAATTGGAGTTAAAGGATATTCTAATGATACTCATGCAAGCGGTTCTAATATAGGTTTATATGGTTCTGCCGAGAATGGTCTTACAAATTATAGTTTATATTTAAATAAAGGTAATATTTATAGTGAAAGTACTGTAAATAAAATTTGGTATTTGAATTCAAATTTAACTTTTTCAAATGTTGGCGGATCTTACAGTGTAACTATACCTCAATTAGTATTAGGAACTGAACTAGGTATTGGCCAAGGAGGAACAGGAGCTACTAATTCTCCAGATGCTAGGATAAATTTAGGATTGGTTATAGGTACACATGTACAAGCCTATAATGCTAAGTTATCTACTTTGGCCGCATTAACATTTACCGATTCAAGTTTTATTGTAGGTACAGGTACTACTTGGCAAATAGAATCAGGAGCAACTGCTAGAACTTCTCTTGGATTAGGTTCAATTGCTACACAGAATTCAAATGCTATTTCAATTACCGGCGGATCATTATCCGGTATTACTAGTATTGGTGTAAGTACTATAACAGCAACAAGTATTTCATTAGTAACTGCATTAACTATAGGTGATGGTGGAACTGGAAGAACTACTATAGGTTCAAATGGACAAGTATTAACATCAAATGGAACATCATTAAATTATGTAACTCCATCATATGTTCCAGCACAAAGTGTTACAGGTAAATATTTAAAAACTAATGGTACAACTGCTTCTTGGGATAGTCTTGATATAAGTTCAACAGATATGATAGGTACTTTGCCAGTTACTAAAGGAGGAACTGGACTAACAACTATTTTAGATAATGGATTAATAGTTGGTAATGGTGCAAATAGTATAGGTACTATTGCTCCTGGTGTTGCTAAAAGAATATTAAGATCTAATGGAACTGATTGGTATTCTGCGCCAGCAACTGGAATGGTTGTACAAACAATATCTAATAAAGTAGATACTAAAGCAACTTTTGCATTTGCAACATATAATAATATAGGAACAATTATTTCGAATCTTAATACTGCTATAACAACTTCTTATGCATCAAGTAAAATATTAGTTCAATTTAATATTTCTTTTGAAGTCCATCATGATACAGTTTTTAGATTATTTAGACAAATTGCAGGCGGTGCAGATGTAGAAATTGGAAGAAATACAACAGATACAAACTATTGGTCAGGTATTTGGTTACCTGGATATGATGCTGACAATGATTCGACGGCAAGAACTAATCATTATATGTTTATGGATAGTCCTAATTGTGCCTCCGGCTTAGCACTTATATATAAATTAATGATACAATCAGGTGGAGTAGGTGCAGGTACATTCTATTTAAATAGACCAATAAGTAGTGTAGGTCAACGTAATTATGAAGTAGCAACTAGTACAGTTCTTTTACAGGAAATTTATTAATGTTATACAAACACGATTTAATTGAAGTATTTGATGTTACTCATGTACTTCAAATACTAAGACCAGGTGCAATTTGGTCTATTATTGGAGACCAAACATATGAAAATATAGAATGGTCGGATACTACCCAAAAGAAGCCAACTAAAAAGCAAGTCGATGATGAAATTCAACGACTACAAGATGAATATGAATTTAATAAATATAAAAAGTTAAGAAAAGAAAATTATCCTTCAATTGCAGAACAATTGGATGTTCTTTATAATCAAGGTTTTGATGTTTGGAAAGAAAATATTAAAGCAATAAAAGATTTGTATCCAAAACCACATATTTAAAACTTATAAATACTATATGATAATTACTGAGAACATACGATGAATGAAATAGACTATTCTGATGCAATTGCAAATGCAAATCCAACTGATGCACCATTAATATACACTGCAAAGGGTAATATACCAGAAGCAGCATTAACATATAAAACTGAATGGATTGTAGAATCTGCATATATTTTATTTAGTGAAAAATGGTTTTTAGATGAAGAATTAGTAAAATCAAATGCTCACACTTACACAAATAATCCATTTGGACAACTTGGCGTATCACAATCAACTTTTTAAATTTAAGGAAATACAAAAATGGCAAATACTGCAGGTTTATGCAATACTTTCAAAACTGACTTAATGAACGGAGTTCATGCATTTTCTATTGCTACAGGTGGTAAAGCTGCAGCAGATACATTTTATGGTGCATTATACTTAGCAACAGCTACATTATCTTCAGTATCCAGCGCTTATACAACTTCAGGTGAAGTTTCTGCTACTGGTACTTATGCTGCAGGAGGCTCATCAATTGCAAATGCTTCTGCTCCAGCAAATACTTCAGGCACAACTTATTGGACTCCTTCTGGTTCAATGACTTGGACAGGCGTAACTATTACTGGTTTTGATACATTGTTGATATATAACTCAACTGTAGCAGGTAAAAATGCTATTGGTGTGTTTACATTCTCAGCACAAAGTATCACATCAGGTACATTTACTTTAACAATGCCTACAAATAACAGTACTACTGGTTTAATTCGTATTGCTTAATAAATAAAAAAAGAGGATTTAAATGGCAACGGTTGCTAATCTATTTGTAGATGCAGGTGCTGATTACATTAACACAATTACTGTAGCAGCATCAAATACTATACCGCTAAATTTGACTGGTTATACAGTCAGATCACAGATGCGTAAATCGTATAGTACATCTGTTGCCTTTAACTTTAATACTACAATTTATGATGCTGTTGCAGGTAAAGTTCGTATCCAATTAACTTCATCTGAATCCGGAGCAATACCTCCTGGAAGATACCTTTATGATATTGAGATAACACAAACAAGTAGTGGAATAAAAACAAGAGTAGTTGAAGGCATAGCTACAATAACACCACAAATAACCCAAATATAATATGGCAGATATTATAGCAATAGTAGACCAAAACTATTTAACTGCATCGGTTGGATATGATACGGGACCATACGTTTCGACTAATTTATCAAATCCTGCAATACTTGGTTCTATATCTGATATAGGTAATGTAGATACCTCGATTATACAAAACGGTTCAGTGCTTGTGTTTAATTCTATTACAAATAAATGGACATCCACCATACATCTTGATTTACAAGATATGGAAGCTGGCGAATTTTAACGGAGATAACTAAAAAATGGCATCAACCATAAGAATTAAAAGAAGTACAGTCAGCGGGAATCCAAGTGCTCTTGCCGCAGGCGAAATGGCTTATTCAGCATTAACCGATAATGGTAGTAATGGCGGCGATAGACTTTATATTGGTATAGGTACAGAAACAGCAGGAAATGCTACAAACCATTATGTCATAGGTGGTAAATATTTTACCGACATGCTGGATCAATCTCCTGGAACTCTTACTGCATCATCTGCTATAGTTATTGATTCTAATAGTAAAATCAATAATATTAATGTAGGTAATATTACCCTTACAGGTTCTACTAATACTATTAGTTCGACAGATACTAATGGTAATATTGTTATCACACCTAATGGTACTGGTAAAACTATTATCACTAATCCATATATTGGTGATAATGCAACTCCATTATCTGAGTATATTTACGATACTGTTGGAGGAGCAATTACTGCTGGGACTGGGGTTACTATTACTAATAGTGACATTGGTAATACATCCACAATTTCTATTACAAATACTACTGTAAGTGCTAATACATATGGTTCTGCTACTGCAGTTCCTATAATTACTGTTAATGCTCAAGGACAACTTACAGCTGTAACTACTGCTGCTGTAGCATCTAATTTAAATATTTCCGGTGATACTGGAACAGATGCTGTTTCTTTATCAACAGATACACTAATATTTATTGGAGGCAATGGACTTACTTCTGCGATAACAAATAATACTGTTACATTAAATATTGATACTACTGTAGTTACCTTAGCAGACACTCAAACACTACAAAATAAAACACTAACACTACCAACTATTGGTAGTACCGGTGCTAAGTTTAATGGTTCATCTTCAGGTACTATTACTGTTTTAGCTACAGCAACTGCCGGTGTTAATTCATTAACATTACCTGCAGCTACTGATACCTTAGTAGGTAAGGCGACAACAGATACATTTACAAATAAAACCTTTAATACTGCCGGTACAGGTAATAGTTTTAGTATTAATAGTAATGCAATTACTGCATATACTGGTACTGGTGCGACAGTTGTATTAGCAACTACACCTAGTATTTCAGGTGGTATTAATTTTACCGGCAGTATTAGTGGACAAACTACTTTAACAACAAATGGTGCTACTTCAGGTATATTAACATTACCTGCTGCTACAGATACATTAGTTGGTAAAGCAACAACAGATATATTTACAAATAAATCAATTAGTGGTTCTACAAATACATTTACTAATATTGGTAATAGTGCACTTGTTAATACCTCAGTTACCTTTGGTTCTACAACTGTTGCCTTAGGTGCGGTCTCTACAACACTTATTGGATTAACAGAATTAGCTATTGATAATATTAATATTAATGGTAATACTATATCATCTACTAATACTAATGGTAATATTTCATTAGATCCAAATGGTACAGGTACAGTTGATGTTAATGGAGCAAGAATTACAAATCTTGCAACTCCAACTACTGGAAACGACGCAGTAACAAGAGATTATGTTGATAATAAAATAACCGGTTTAACCTGGAAACAAGCAGCACACTTATTAGCAATTGGAAATGTGCCTTTGACTGGCACAATTGCTAATATGACAGCATTGAATATTGATGGTCATGGAGCAATAGGAGGTAATTATAGATTACTATTGCTAGGACAAATTACACCATCCGATAATGGTATTTACGATTATGTTGAAAGTGGCGCTAATTATACATTAACAAGATCTGCCGATGCTAGTGTATATAGTGAATTGCTTGGTGCATCTATATTCATTCAAGAAGGTACAGTATATGCAAAAACAGGTTGGGTACAATCAAATTCTTATTTAACAAGTTTTAGTGGCCAATCTTGGGTACAATTCTCTGGCGCAGGAGCATATACTGCAGGTGATGGTTTAGGTCAAACTGGTACAACATTCTTTGTACAAGCTTCTGCTACTGGCGGCATAGAAGTTGCTGCTGATTATCTACAATTAAAATCAACTGTTGCTGGAGCTGGTTTAACATTAACTTCCGGTGTTCTTGATGTAGTTGGTACTGCAAGTAGAATCACAAGTAATGCTAATAGTATAGATATTGCTTCTACTTATGTAGGTCAATCTTCTATTACTACATTAGGTACTATTACAACAGGTGTTTGGTCAGGAACAGTAATAGCTTCTGCTAAAGGTGGAACGGGAGTATCTAATTCAAGTACAATTACACTAGGTGGAAATATTTCCACCGCTGGAGCATTTAGTACTAGTGGTGCCTTTGCTATTACTCTTACAGCGACTGCTATAACTTCTGTTACATTACCTATAACTGGAACTTTATCAACTCTTGCGGGTTCTGAGGCATTAAGTAATAAAACAATTACTGCTTCATCTTTTAGTGGTACTACAGTTGCTGCTTCAGGTAATATAACATTTACTTCTGTTACCGATGCTTCTGCCCTTGGAACTGCTCCAGTTGTATTAAGTGGTGGTTTATCTGTTGCTAAAGCAATATATGTTGGTACTAATATTACCGGAGCAGGTAATGGTACATCTACTTTAGATGGATTTAATATCGACGGCGGTACATACTAATAGTATTCAGGGGAGTTATTACTCCCCCTTTTATTAATCCTTTTTAGGAATCACAATGGCAAACACAGTTCTATTAAAGAAGTCTTCTGTTGCTTCTAAAGTCCCATTAACTACTGATTTAGCTTACGGTGAATTAGCATTAAATTATACAGATGAGAAACTGTATTTTAAAAATGCATCTAACGCAATTAAATCATTTAAAGTAACTCCATCTACATTAACTATTGGTACAGGTCTTTCAGGTACTTCATATAATGGATCTTCTGCAGTTACTATTGCTATAGATTCTACAGTTACTACATTAACTGGTTCTCAAACTCTTACAAATAAAACTCTTACTTCTCCTACAATTAATACAAGTACTATTTCAGGTGGTACATTAAACAATTGTATTATTGGTGGAACTACAACCGCAGCAGGTTCATTTACAACAGTAACTGCATCAGGAATTGTAAGTGGTTCAGAATTAACTTCATCTAATTCTGTTGCTGATGAAGGCGGACAAATCAATTTAGCAAAACCACTAACTAATACTACATTAGGTGGCGGTGTTACAATTGATGTTTTTCAAAATAAATTACGAATTTTTGAACAAGGTGGAACTGCTAGAGGAGTTTATATTGATTTAACTGCTGCTGGTGCTGGAGTAGCTACAAGTTTACTTGGTGGTACTGGTTCAGTAACTTCTGTTTCTATTGTATCTGCTAATGGATTTGCCGGTACTGTAGCGACAAGTACATCAACTCCGGCTATTACCTTATCAACTTCTATTACTGGAATATTAAAGGGAAATGGAACAGCAATAAGTGCTGCTACTGTAGGTACTGATTATGCATCTCCTTCTCAAACAATGTATATTGGTACTACATCAGTTGCTATTAATAGAGCAACAGGAAATCTTGCGTTAACTGGAATTAGTTCTATTACTTTACCTGGAAGCACTTCAGGGACAGTCCAATTAATTCCTACTGCAGCAGTAGGAACCGGAACTATATTAACAATACCTGCTACTACTGGTACTATAGTTACTACTGGAGATACTGGTACTGTTACTAGTACAATGATTGCCGATGGTACAATTGTTAATGCAGACATTAGTGCTTCTGCATCCATATCAGTTTCTAAACTATCTGCATCTACTATTTCTGGTGTTTCACTTGGTTCTAATCTTAATACATTAACTATTGGTACTGGATTATCTGGTACTTCCTATAATGGTTCTAGTGCAGTTACTATTGCCATTGATTCAACCGTTGCAACTCTTACTGGTTCTCAAACATTATCAAATAAAGCATTGAATGCTTTTGATAAGAAAACAAGTTCTACAACTATTGCTAATGAAAATGTAATTCAAACAACTGTTGCTACAGTATCTCAAACTGCTGTAGATACATTTGCTGTTGCTACTTATAGATCATCAAAATACATTGTACAAATTACTCAAGGAACAAATTATCAAGTTTCAGAAATCCTGGTTATTCATAATGGCACAACTACTACTATGACTGAATATGGCATGATGAACACTAATGGTTCACTTGGAACATTTGCTACAGATATTAATACTGGCAATGTTAGATTACTTGTAACAATGGGATCAGCAACTTCAGCAACTATAAATATATCAAGAACAACAATGGTTGTATAATTTTAATCTCGTGGATAGGGAAATGAGATGGCAAACGAGTTTGTAGTAAAGAATGGGGCAATCACACCTAATCTTAAATTAACTGGATCAACTTCTGGTACAATCACTGTTTTAGCTACTGCTACAGCAGGAACAAATACCTTGACATTACCTGCAGTAACTGGAACTGCAATAACAACTGGAGATACTGGATCTGTTACTAATACCATGCTTGCCGGTTCTATTGCACTAGCAAAACTTGCATCAAGTACCATATCTGGAGTTTCACTTGGTTCTAACCTAAACACATTAACTATTAGTTCACCATTAACTGGAACTAGTTATAATGGTTCTGCGGCAGTTTCTATAGGTATGCCTGCTGCTACAACTTCTGTTGCTGGTTATTTGACTGCCGCTGATTGGACAACATTTAATGGCAAACAAAATGCTTTAGGATTTACTCCTATTCAACAAGGTGGAGGAACAAGTCAAAGTACTAATAAACTATATATAGGGTGGGCATCAAATAAATTAAGGCTTCAAGTAGATAGTACAGATTTTGGATCAAATTGGCCTATTGATGTATCAGGCTTCGCTGCTTATGCTACAAATCAATCAGGTGGTACTGTAAGTGCAACTACTGGAGTATATTCAGGTTTAATTGTTGGCGCTACTGCAACGGTTGCTGATATTAATGTCGCTAATGATGCAGGATCAATGTCTATAAGAGGTAATCCTTCATTCCCTGCATCTGTATCTTTCCATAGAACAGGTGCCTATGCAATTAACGTAGGGTTAAGTACAGCTAATAACTTTGTAATTGGTGGTTGGTCAGCATCGGCAAATGCCTTCTCTATGACTGGTGGTGGAGCATTGACAATGCTCAACAATATCACAGCATATTCAGATGAAAGATTAAAGAAAAATTGGAGAGATTTACCAGTTAATTTTGTCGAACGTCTTGCCGGTGTTAAACATGGAATATATGATCGAACTGACCAAGAATGCACCCAAGTAGGTGTATCGGCGCAGTCATTACAACCACTTATGCCAGATGCTATAATGACTCAAGTGGATGGAATGTTATCTGTTTCTTATGGTAATGCTGCATTAGTTTCAGCGGTTCAATTAGCTAAAGAAGTTGTATTATTAAAAGAACAATCAAGTATGCAAAGTAACACAATTGAGTTGTTAATAGAAGCAATCAAAGAACAACAAGTACAAATTGATGAACTGAAAGAACTTATAAACAAAGGAAAATAAAAATGGCAATTACAAAAACACAAAAATTAACAAGTATTACTTATCGTGAAGATATGATGACTATACCTAAACAATTATACGTTGAATACCTAATTACTCTTGATGACCCTGAAGATTCTTCATTACCTATATATACAAATAAAGGTTATTCATTGGTAGCAGATTCAGATATTAGTAATGAAGAAGAAATAGTTCAAAATATGTTCAATGCGGTGTTTAATAAATAGAATATAGAACTAATTATTGGATCATTAAGATGGCAACAGTAAATACAAGGGAAGGTTTAAAACAATATGCATTAAGAGCATTAGGTGCACCAGTGCTTGAAATAAATGTTGATGATGATCAACTAGAAGATCGTATTGATGAAGCAGTAGAATATTGGAGATTATATCATCCAGAAGGTATTGAACAAGTATATGCCAAATATATGATTACTGCTTCTGTGTTAAATCTTACAACTAATAATGCTGCATCTTTTGGTGATGCAACTGAAGTTACTGGAGCAACATCTGGTGCTACAGCATTTGTAGTTTTAGATGAAGGTACTAGAACAGAATCAAGAACATCTACAGGAAATGTTCTTCTTGTAGTTAATATAACCGGTAATTTCCTTGCTGGAGAAACTATTTCAAATGATATAATTTCTGCTACATTAAGTTTAACTTCTCCAGTAGTTAAAGGTGTATTTGATAATAGATATATTACGCTTCCTGATTTATTGTATGGTGTGACTAGAGTTATTCCTATGTCTCAAGCATCTTCTTCAAAGAATATGTTTGACTTGCAATACCAATTACGGTTGCATGATTTGTATGATGTTACATCTACATCAATGATCTATTATAAGACAGTTATGCAACATCTTGATATGTTGGATTTCGAACTTAATGCAAAACCTGATATTCGGTTTAATAGATTCACAAATAAACTATATCTTGATATTAAATGGCACGCAGATGCTCTTATTGGTCAATATCTAATGGTTGATGGTTATGGTGCTTTAGATCCTGTCACTGCTCCTAGAATGTGGGGAGAGTTATGGTTAAAACATTATACAACTGCATTGTTTAAAAAGATGTGGGCAACTAATATCAAAAAGTTTTCCGGTATACAACTTCCAGGTGGTGTAACATTAGATGGTGATTCTCTATATAGAGAGGCAGTTGATGAGATTAAAGATTTAGAAGATGAATTGATGACAAAGTCTGCTCCATTAAGTTGGTTCATGGGATAAATCATGACAACAACTAATGTATATTTTACGCATGGTACTAAAAACGAACAATATCTTGTAGAAGATCTAATAATTGAATCACTTCGTATGTATGGAAATGAAGTGATGTATATTCCTAGAACATTAGTTGCAAAAGATAATATTCTAGGAGAAGATAGATTATCTCAATTCAAGACTGCATTTCCTATTGAAATGTATTTTGAAAACATTGATTCATTTGGTGGTCAGGGATTCATGATCCAAAAGTTTGGATTGATGGTAGAACAATCGGCAACTCTTGTAGTTGCCCGTAGAAGATGGGAACAATTTGTCGGCAGATACGGTATAACAACTGTACCTACTAGACCTAATGAAGGTGACTTAATTTATTTCCCATTGTCAAAAGGTTTATTTGAAATTAAATTTGTACAACATCAAGATCCATTCTATCAATTAGGCAAATTATATGTCTATAAACTTCAAGTAGAATTATTCCAATATGCATCTGAAAGAATTGATACAGGTCATACTGATATTGATGTATTTGAATCATTAAAAACATTCTCTACTGATATCACAGATAGTAATTTCGGTGAGGTAACTGCTATTAATATTACAAATACTGGATCTGCATATTCAACTGCCACAGTACAATTTACATCTTCTACTGGATATGGAGCAACTGCAACCACGGTTATTGGAACTGGAAGTAATGCCGGTAAAATTGTTGATATTATTATCACTAATCCAGGTACAGGTTATAAATCAATACCTTATGTTGAAATAATTGGAAATGGTACTGGAGCAGTTATTCAAGCCGTTGTTAAAGTTAATATAGATAAACCAGATTCATACGGTGATAACAACTCATTTTTAGATGAAGCATCTACTGTTGTATGGAATACTAATAATCCGTTCGGAGATATTTAATGTACGAAACTCCATTTTATCACGGAATTATAAGAAAAACTATTATTGGTTTTGGCAGTCTTTTTTCTAATATTAAAATAGAAAGAAAGGAAGGTGGTTCTGTTACTGGAACTACAATTCAAACCTTAAAAGTTCCAGTAGGATATGCACCAAAGGAAAAGTGGCTAGTAAGAATAGATTCTGATCCTACTTTAGAAGGACATACATATACATCATTGCCTAGAATATCCTTTGAAATTACCGGTTATTCTTATGATTCTGTAAGAAAAACAAACAGAATGCAACAAATAAAATGTGGTGATGGTTTAAGTTCTCTAAGTACATTAAGTTCTGTTGTTCCGTATAATCTTGACATTTCATTGTATATTTTGACAAAAACTCAAGAAGATGCATTACAAATAATAGAACAAATTTTACCTACATTTACTCCTGAATACACATTATCAATTAATGCAGTTCCTGAAATGAATGTTATTCAAGACATTCCTATTATTTTAAATAGCATTTCGGTTCAAGATGATTATGATGGAGATTTTACTACTAGAAGATTTGTAACTCATACATTAAATTTCACTTTGAAATTAAATTTATTTAGCGGAAATAGCACAAGTGGTATCATTACTACTGTTAAAGCTAATATTAATGATAGTGTTACTAATGAACCTACTGCTAATTATACTTCTGTAGGTGATCCTACAGATGGAAGTATTACATCAGAATCATGGTTAGAACATTTTTAAATTTAAATTTTTATTATGGCTGCATTAACATATAATAGTAATCCTCAATTAAAAGCAGCGAATGTGCCTGTTCAGTATACTCAGGAGCAAATACAAGAGTATATTAAATGTAAAAATGATCCCATTTATTTTATTGATACTTATTGTCATATTATCCATGTTGATTATGGCATTATACCATTCAAACTATATGATTGTCAAAAGAATAAAATAAAGATTATCCATGAGAATAGAAAAGTTATTCTTATGGAAGGCAGACAACAGGGAAAGACACAAACCTCTGCTGCATATATTCTTTGGTATACTAATTTCCACGATGCAAAGAATGTTGCTATTCTTGCTAACAAAGCATCCGCTGCTAGGGAAGTAATGTCTAGATACCAAATGATGTTTGAATTATTACCTCCTTGGTTACAACAAGGTGTTAAAACCTGGAATAAAGGTGATATTGAATTAGAAAATATGTCTAAGGTTTTTACTGCAGCTACTACCGGCGCAGGTATTCGTGGTAAAACAGTGAATATGTTATACATCGATGAAACAGCATTTATTCCAAACACAGTTGCAGAAGCTTTCTTCACTTCAACATTTCCGACAATATCTTCTGGTAAAACAACTAAAATTTTACTAAGTTCTACTCCACTTGGTTATAATCATTTTTGGAAGTTTTGGACAGATGCAGAAAAAGGACATAATGATTTTGTAACATTATTCATTCCATATACAGATATTCCTGGAAGAGATGAAACTTGGGCTTCAGAGCAACGTAGACAATTAGGTGAACTGAAATTCTGCCAGGAAGTACTTTGTTCCTTTCTTGGTTCTAGTTTAACTTTGATACCTCCTGATACTTTATCTAAACTAACTCCGGATCAAATAGATTATTCTAATGAAGGTCTTGATATATTTAAACGGCCTGAAAAGGGAAAGAATTATGTAATGACAGTTGATCCTTCTAAAGGCGTTGGAGGTGACAATTCTATAATTCAAGTCATAGATATTACAGAAATACCTTATAAGCAAGTTGCTAAGTATAAAGATAATCATATAAGTCCTTTATTATTTCCAAATATAATATATAAAGTAGCAAAAGATTATAATAATGCTTATGTTTTAATTGAGATAAATATATCTGAACAGGTGGCACATATTTTACATCATGAGTTAGAATATGAAAACATGATTATTATAAATAAAAAACCAAAGGGATTAGATAGAGGACAATCTGCCGGAGGTGGATTTGGTGGTAGATCGTTTTTAGGTGTAAACACTGATAAAAAAACAAAAAGAATTGGATGTGCCAATTTAAAATCATTATTAGTAGAAAATAAACTGCTTATTAATGATATGGATACTATTTCTGAACTATCTACTTTTATTGAAGTTAAGGATTCATACGCAGCAGATGATAGTTATAAAGATGATTTAGTAATGGGACTTGTTATTTTCTCATGGTTAACTACACAACCATATTTTAAAGAATTAAATAACGTAGAACTTAGAAAAATGATGTATCAAAACCAAATGAGATTAATAGAAGAAGAGTTAACACCATTTGGTTTTTATGATGATGGACAAATAGAATCAGAAGCACCTATTATGCTTTTGAATTTCTGAAATACAATTTTTTATAAATAATACAATGAATCTTAAGTATGATTCATCGTATACCCAGAATATTATTTCTTAGGAGAATTTAAATGGCATATGCGCTAAGTCCTGGAGTTACAATAGTAGAAAAAGATTTTACTAATATTGTGCCCGCAGTTTCATCATCTACTGGAGCATTTGCAGGTAAGTTCCAGTGGGGTCCAATCGAATACCCAGTACAATTATCATCAGAAGTTGAATTAGTAAAACAATTTGGCAAACCTAATGATAGTACCTTTGAATCATTTTTTACTGCAGCAAACTTTTTATCATATACAAACAGTCTATACATATCTAGAATTGATTCTCTTACTTCAGTTAATGCCGTCAGTACCAGTGGTACTGCTGTTAAAATTAAAAATGTAGATGCTTATGATGATTTAGTTACCTCAACGTATGACTGCTTATGGGCAGCAAAATACGCAGGTATTTTAGGTAATTCATTGAAAGTTTCAATGGCGGATAGACTAACATTTAAAAATTTAGTTTTGTCTAGTGTTACATCTTCTAGTATTGTTCCTATTGGTGGAACTACGGTTGTTGGTGTAAGTACACTTTTTGTTTCAGAACTTCATGTTGGAGCTATCCTTAAAACAGATGCTGGTGTACTTATTGGTACTGTTAAGTCTATTGAATCTAATACTTCATTAACTTTAGAAGCTCCTGGATCCGTAATTTCTGTTCCTGCAGGTACTGCATTGAAAGCTGACTGGGCATATAATGCTCAATTTGATTCTGCGCCTGGAACTTCAGATTATGTTTCTAACTCTAATGCTCTTTATGATGAATTACATATTATTGTTATTGATGAAGATGGAGTATTCTCAGGAATAAAAGGTACAATTCTAGAAAAATTTGCTTATGTTTCAAAAGTATCAGATGCTAAAAAATATGATGGTACAATTAACTATTATAAAGAAGTAATTAATACACGTTCACAATATATTTGGTGGATGGATCATACTGCAAATATTTCCGGTACAGGTAATGCGTGGGGTATTGCGGTTGTTGCAGGTGCTTCATATGCTCCTTTAAAAGGTGCTTTGAATGATTCATTTTCCGGTGCAGTCAATGACTTTACTGATTCTGATGGTGCATATGCAGTAACATCTTGGGAATTATATTTAAACGACAGTCAATATGATATTAGCTTAATACCAGTAGGTAAAGCAAATTTTGCTACTGCTAATTATGTAATTCAAAATATTGCAGAAGTTCGTAAAGATTGTGTTGTATTTGTATCTCCACAAGATATATCTACCGGTGATGCTATTATTGGTTCAGGTTCTACTGTGACTGATAAAATTAATGCTTATAGAAATGGATTAACATCATCTTCTTATGGTATTATGGATTCTGGTTATAAGTATCAATATGATCGTTATAATGATAAATATCGTTGGGTACCACTAAATGGTGATATCGCCGGTATGACTGCACGTACTGATTATACTAATGATGCTTGGTGGTCTCCTGCAGGTTATAATAGAGGTCAAGTTAAAAATGTTGTTAAACTTGCCGCTAATTTATCTAAAATAGATAGAGATTCAGTATATAAAAATGGTGTTAATCCTGTAGTTACATTTCCTGGACAAGGCACTGTATTATTTGGTGATAAAACATTATTGGCAAAACCATCTGCATTTGATCGTATCAACGTTCGTAGATTGTTTATTGTCCTTGAAAAAGCAATTGCTACTGCATCTAAATATCAATTATTTGAATTTAATGATGCGTTTACAAGAGCTCAATTCAAAAATATTGTTGAACCATTTTTGAGAGATGTTAAAGGTCGTAGAGGTATTATTGACTTTAGAGTAATTTGTGATGATACTAATAATACTGGAGAAGTAATTGATCGTAATGAATTTGTAGGCGATATTTATGTTAAACCTGCACGATCAATTAACTATATTACTTTGAACTTTATAGCAGTAAGAAGTGGTATTAGTTTCTCTGAAATTGGCGGTTAATTAGTATTTGGGAGTTGAAATACACTCCCAACTTTAACTATAAATAATATAAAGTCATACACCTAAGGAATAAAAATGGCAAATATATCCGATTTTAAATCTCAATTAATTGGTGGCGGTGCCCGAGCCAATCAATTTAGAGCATATTTAAATTTTCCTTCTTATGTATCAGCCGGTGCATTTGAAGGAGCAAGAGCACAGTTTTTATGTAAAGGAGCTCAACTTCCTGGATCTACTATAGCAAATGTAGAAGTTCCATATAGAGGTCGAGTTGTTAATATTGCAGGAGAACGTACTTTCCAACCATGGACTGTAACACTTATTAATGATACAACTTTTGGTTTACGTAATGCATTTGAATCTTGGCAAGCAGGCATTCAAAGATATGCAGCCACTGAAGGTAAAACAAATCCTGCCGATTATCAAGTAGATTTAGAAGTTCATCAATTAGATCGTAATGGTGCTACTTTAAAAGTATATAAATTTGCAGATGCATATCCAACAACTATTGGGGCTATTCAATTAGACTTTGATGTAATAAACCAACTTGAAACTTTTGATGTAGAATTTACTTATAACTACTTTACATCAAATACTGGTACAGATACTGATGGTGCTTCTTTTGGTACTAACATATCAATTGATACTCCAGTTGGAACAATTCCATTTAGTTTCTAATCATTTTTCATTATAATTTTGAGATAAAATATGCAAATTTTTGGTATCGAGTTGGGTAAGAAGAAATCCGTCAAGGAAAATCCGCTTAGTGTAGTTCCACCAAGTTCGGAAGACGGTAGTACTGTAATAACAACAGCATCAGGTGCTGCGAATTATTATGGTCTTGTTCTTGATATGGATTCTATTGTCAAGAATGAAAATGATCTTATCCGTCGATACCGAGAAGTTGCACAATATTCTGATTGTGATTCAGCTATAACAGATATTGTTAATGAATCAATTATAACTGAAGATGATAAATCTATTGAACTTAATTTGGATAATTTAAAAGTTTCAGATGGCATTAAGAAAAAAATCACCGATGAATTCGAAGAAGTATTAAAACTATTTGATTTCGAAGAATTCGGTCCAGACATTTTCCGTCAATGGTACATAGATGGTAGAGTATATTATCAAGTATTGATTGATCCTGCTAATATCAAAAAAGGTATTACAGAATTACGTAAGATTGATCCAAGAAAAATAAGAAAGATCAAGAACGTAATGAAACAACGTAATGAAAAAGGCATTGATGTTGTTAAATCTATAGATGAATTTTACATCTATAATGATAAAGGAATTAGTGAGCAAACATCACAAGGTGTTAAACTATCTCTTGATTCAGTTATCTATTGCCCTTCTGGTTTAATTGATCCTAATTCAGGAATGACATTAGGCCATTTACATAAGGCAGTAAAACCAACCAACCAGTTAAAAATGATTGAAGATGCGGTAGTAATTTATCGTATATCAAGAGCACCTGAAAGACGTATATTCTATATTGATGTTGGTAACTTACCTAAGTTAAAAGCAGAACAATATGTAAATGATATTATGAATAAGTTTCGTAATAAAATTGTTTATGATGCTACTACTGGTGAAACAAGAGATGATCGTAAACATTTGTCTATGATGGAAGATTTCTGGATGCCAAGGAGAGAAGGCGGTAAGGGTACAGAAATAACTACTCTGCCGGGCGGACAAACTCTAGGTCAAATAGAAGATGTACAATATTTTCAAAGTAAATTATATCAAGCTTTAAATGTTCCATTAGGAAGATTGCAACCTTCAACAGGATTTAGTATTGGCCGTTCTACAGAAATTACTAGAGAAGAAGTAAAGTTCAATAAATTTGTAACAAGATTGCGTAAAAAGTTTGCTAATTTACTTGTAGATGCATTGAGAATACAATTAATTTCTAAAGGTATCATTCGAGACGATGAATGGTATGATATTAAACAAAGTATTCAGTTTGATTTCCAAAAAGATAATTACTTTTCAGAATTAAAAGAAAGTGAAGTTCTTAATCAACGCATTGTAACCTTACAACAAATTGATTTATATGTAGGTAAATATTATAGTATTGAATGGATTCAAAAGAATGTATTAATGCAATCTGAAGAAGATATAAAAGAAATAGCTGCTCAAAATAAAGAAAATCCTCCACCTGTTCCAGAAGATGCACAAAGTGCACAATAATTAAGGATACCAAAAATGATTAAAGAATCTATTAAAGATTTAATTAACGCAATTGCTGAAGGCGATTCAATTGCTATTGAAGATAGTTTTAACTATGTGATGGCTAGTAAAATATCTGACCATTTAGATAATATGAGGGTATCTGTTGCACAAGGTATGTTTGGTTCAGTTGTAGAAGAAGGTTATGATTCGCGTGATGCATATGACTTGCATGATCCAAAGCATCCTGATTTTGTTAAAAACCATACAAAATGGAAAAAAGCTAATCCAGAAGGAAAGCTTGGTGACTTCATAGCTCATATGAAAACTAAAAGATTCAATGTTACAGAAAGTGCTGGTGCATATGAAACTTGGGATCCTAAGCATCCTAAATTCAAAGAAAAATTAATAAAGCATCATGCTCAAGGTGGAACTACTAAAAGTTTTATCGAAAAAGAAAAAGCAAAAGCATGGAAACAATTAACTAGAGAATCAGTTGAAGAATTCACTCTTGAAGATTATTCAGTTGAAGAACTTGAAGACTTTATGATGTCTGAAGACTTTGAACAACTGGACGAAGTATCTAAGAAAACTCTTGGTTCTTATGTAACTAAAGCCCATGACCAATTGATGAAACATACTGCAGCCGTTAATTTCAAATCAGGTCGTGGGGATAAAGATGTATTATCATATACACACGAACCAACAACAGCAAGAAAAACTGCAAACCGAACTAAAGGTGTTGCTACAGCAATTGGCAAATTAACCAAAGAAGAACTTGAAGAGTTAGAAGAATCATTTTTATCAAATACTTCTTCTACACACCCAACATTAGCAGGTAAATTAAATAAACTTAGATCAATACATAAAACATTGACTACTGCTGGATACAGTACTAATAATAAAGATCATTTATCGCAAGATAGCAATCATATGGGTAATCCAAATTCAAATACCGTAACCTATAAAAAATCTGGAACAGCTGATGTTACAATTAATCATGGCGGTTCAGCAAATCCAAAAACTTTATATTCTGTTAAATCCTCTAAGGGTGCAGGAAAAAAAGTAAATTTGCCAGAAGAATTTACTCTTGAAGATTACTCTTTAGAAGAACTTGAAGATTTTATGGTGTCTGAAGACTTTGAGCAACTAGATGAATTGTCAAAAGCAACTCTAGGTTCTTATGTTAAGAAAGCAGCAGTTGATGCTGCAGTTCATACTGATAAATTTGGTCGTGGTGGAGCTGGTGTGACATATTCAAACACTGCTGGAGTTGCAGACAGAAGATTGAAAGGTGTTTCAAAAGCAGTCGACAAAATGACTAAAGACTAATGTATTATTCACAGTTTTCTAAAAAGTTAAAAGAAACGGTATCAGGTATGGGTATACAGGAGTGCACCCATTACTTTGGTAATACTATTCAGATAACTAATGATAATACTATACTAATTAATAATGAAGTAACTCAGTTTAGAAATTTGTCGGAAGCAAAAAATCATATTAAATATTCAGAACAAGCAAAAGATATTATCAATAATTTATATGAAGAATTCTTTTCTGAAAATATATTAAAAATTGCAGACGTAATTAAAGAAGAACACAATATTAAAGTCACAAATAAAATAGTCGAACAATATATTAAAATAGCTTCCGACAAATCCTTTTCAATTGATCCAGTTGTTTCTAATATTCGTGAAATGAATGAATTTGATTCTATTATTAATGGTAAAATACATTACATTCTAGAAGATGAATCAGTTATTGCAATAGATATTCAAACCCAACAAGATATAAATAACTTACTAGAAAATAAAGTAGAGGTTGTCGAGTTCATGAAAGAAAGTTCGGATAACTTCCTAAAAATACTCGATGTAATCATTAAGGAATAAAGATGGCAGCATTAACAAAAACCATTATTAAAGCATCAGAAACTGAGGCAATTATTAAAATTGCAGGTTCAGATACTGCTGCATCTATAATAAATTTAACTACAGATTTGTTACCTTATGCCAATATTATTGTTGGCGCAGGAACTGTAACAATAGGCACAGGTGCTACATCAATTGTTGGTGTAGGAACAAGTTTTGATACTAATGTTCATGTCAATGCTAAAGTATATACTAGTGCAGGTGTTTATGTAGGTCTTATCACCTCAGTTACTAATGCAACTAATGCTGTATTATCTGCAAATGGTGCTGCAGTTATAGCAGGTACTACTTATAAAATTCAATATGCTACACAAGTTATAATAGGTACTCCATCTGTTTCTATTACTGCGCTTCAATGGGCAGGTGAACCAGGAGCTATATATAAAGTAGATAGAAATGGTGTTCGCATTGTTACTCCTCTTGCAGATAATGGTAACCTTATTGATATGATGGGTACATATTTCCCACCTGATAATGTTAATGCAACATATTCTATCAGTGTTACTATTGTAGATAAACTTGCTGCTGCAGTCCAAGGCGAAATTTGGATTAAAGTTAGAAAGAATTCAGGTTATTATGGTAAAATAGAGACCACTCAGTTTGGTGCTCTTGATAACGAATTAGTATACGGAAGTTAATATGAAACTAATTAGGGAAGTTAACGAAACATTAAATATGGTTGTAGAGGAAAAACTCGGTAAAGGTAAACAACTTTATGTAGAGGGTGTATTTCTTCAATCAAATATTAAGAATCGTAATGGAAGAATGTATCCAGAATCAATTATGGATAATGAAGTTCAACGATATATTAAAGAAAAAGTAGAAAAGAATTCTGCCTTTGGTGAATTAGGACATCCTGAATCACCTTCAATTAATCTTGATAGAATTTCACATCTAATTACTAACTTAAGAAAAGAAGGTAATAATTGGATAGGAAAGGCTAAAATTCTTGATACTCCTATGGGTAGAATTGCTGAAGGTATTCTTAAAGGTGGCGGAAGAATTGGTACGTCAAGTCGTGCTTTAGGTTCATTAAAAATGAACAATGAAGGTATTAATGTAGTACAAAATGATTTTATGTTAAGTACTGCCGGCGATTTAGTAAGTGATCCATCTGCACCTGATGCCTGGGTTCAAGGAATCATGGAAGGTGCATCTTGGGTTTATGTTGATGGAAAGTTTGAGAAACATGTTGATGAAGCTAGAAAAACAATAACAAAAGCAACGTCAATGAATTTAGAAGAGCAAAAAATACTTGCCTTTCAACACTTTTTACGTAGCATTAAGTAAAAGTTTAATTTTTATAAATAATAAGATATATCAAAATTAGGAGATATAAAATGTCTATTGATAGTAAAATCGCTGAGATTATGGAAGAATCCAAATTGGCAGGATTAGTTTTAGAAAACGAAGAAATTGTTGAAGAAGAATTAGATGAAGATTTCATCACTGAAGAAGAATATGATTCTTTAGATGAAGAAGAACAAGCATTGTTTGAATTATCTGCTGACATAAAACAAAGAGCTTATGTTAAACGATATAATAAAAGTGATGATGAATCAGATAATGACAAAGCACAAAAAACTTTATCACATATTAAAAAAAGAGAAGGACAGAAAGCAGCATTTAAAGCAGCTATGGATGCTGATGCACCGCCAGATCAACATAGAAAACAAATGAAAAGAGATTTTCTTTCAAAAGAATCAATTGACGTTTCTACCGATGTAGATGCATTAATGTTTGGTGAATCTTTATCTGAAGAATTTAGAGAAAAAGCAGCTACTATTTTCGAGTCTGCTGTAGTTGTACGTGTTAAAGAAGAAGTTGCACGTTTAGAAGAAGAATTTGAAGAAAAACTTGCTGAGCAAGTAGATTCAATTACTGAGGGTCTGGTTGAAAAAATTGATGGTTACCTCGACTATGTTGTTGAGCAGTGGATAGAACAGAATGAAATAGCCCTTGAAAATGGACTTAAGTCTGATATCATGGAATCCTTTATTACTGGTATGAAAGGTCTTTTTGAAGAACATTATATTGATGTTCCTGAAGAAAAGTACGACGTTATCGGTGAAATGGAAACTAGGATTGATGTACTAGAGTCTAAGTTAAACGAACAAGTTGAAAGAAATATTGATTTGAAAAAATCACTTTCTGAATCAACTCGTAAAGAAATCGTAAATATGGTTAGCGAAGGTTTGACTGATACAGAAACTGAAAAATTTGTAGCATTAGTAGAAGAATTATCTTATGATGCTGAAGATACATTTAAAGTAAAAGTACAAACAATTCGTGAAAACTATTTCACAGGCAAACAAAGCGCTTTGGTAGAATCTTTTGTTACTGATTCTCCAGTAGAAGAAATCAAAGAAAACAAATATGTAAACGTTGATCCTACTGTTGCTGCGTATGCTAAAGCATTACAACAATATAACCAATAATTTTAATAAAAATAAGGAAACTTAAGATGGAATTAAATCGTTCTGCCCTTTTAGAAAAATGGGCTCCTGTAATTGACGCTGATGGCGCTCCTGCTATTAAAGACTTTACTCGTCGTGGTGACTTAGCTGTTATCCTAGAAAACCAACAACGTGAAATGAATGCTGCTAGCCAAGCTAACGGTATGCTTTTCGAAGCTGGTACAGGCGGTGTTTCTACTAACATTGGTGGTGGTGGCAACTATGGTGTCAATACTACTGGTACTGGTACATACAATGCTGGCGCTGCTGGTACTGGTGGTGTAGCTGGTTTTGATCCTGTGTTGATTAACTTAGTACGTCGTGCTATGCCTCAGTTGATTGCATATGATGTTGCTGGTGTTCAACCAATGACTCAACCAACTGGTTTGATTTTTGCAATGAAATCTCGTTACACTAGTCCAAGTGGAACAGAAGCATTGTTTAACGAAGCAAACACTAGCTTTACTGGTACTTCAGGCGCTACTGGTACTGATCCTACCGGCGCTACTGGTTTATCAACTGGTTCATACCAAACTGGTTTAGGTTTGTCTACTGCTAATGCTGAAATTTTAGGTTCTACTTCAGGTGAAGCATTTCCTGAAATGGCATTCTCAATTGAAAAAACTTCAGTTGTTGCTAAAACTCGTGCATTGAAAGCTGAATACTCTATCGAATTAGCACAAGACTTGAAATCAGTTCATGGTCTTGACGCTGAAGGCGAATTAAGCAAAATTCTTTCTACTGAAATTCTTGCTGAAATTAACCGTGAAGTTATTCGTACTATCTACACTGTTGCTAAACAAGGTGCTGCTGTTGGTACTGCTACTGCTGGTATTTTTGATCTTGACGTTGACTCTAATGGTCGTTGGTCAGTTGAAAAATTCAAAGGTTTGTTGTTCCAAATCGAAAGAGAAGCTAACGCTATCGCTCAACAAACACGTCGTGGACGTGGTAACTTCATCATCTGTTCTTCAGATGTTGCTTCTGCTTTAGCAATGGCTGGTGTATTAGATTATGCTCCTGCTCTTTCTACTGGTTTGAATGTTGATGAAGCATCTACTACTTTTGCTGGTATCTTAAACGGCAAATATAAAGTTTATGTTGATCCTTACACTGGTGGTAACAACCCATCTGCTGCAGGTCTACAATTCTTTACTGTAGGTTATAAAGGTACTTCTGCGTTTGACGCTGGTTTGTTCTATTGCCCATATGTTCCATTGCAAATGGTTCGTGCGGTTGATCCACAAACTTTCCAACCTAAAATTGGCTTCAAAACTCGTTACGGTATGGTTGCTAACCCAATGGTTGATATTGATGACGCTTCAATGTCTGCTACTTCAAATGCTGACAACTCAATGACAGCGCGTAAAAATTACTATTATAGAATTTGTAAAGTTACAAATCTTATGTAATTGATTTTAAAGGACTTTTTAAGTTCTTGTGAAATAATTAGAAGGGTCTTTTGACCCTTCTTTTTTATTTTGATAGATTAATGGCTTTAATAAATCATTAATAAATAAGTTGTAGATCACGGATCCCTCAATCCTATCTACTCTAAACATTCTAACAACTATTAAGGAACAGTTATGTCCAGCACAAATATATATTCAATATATCTTATAACAAATTTAATCAATAATAAGAAATATATTGGTTATACATCAAATAAATTAGGTCATAGATTTAATGACCATTGTAAAATTACCAAACCAAAATATCAAGAAAGATCTCCTATATCTTTTGCTATTGAAAAATATGGCAAACACAATTTTTATTGTAATGTTATTTTGCAATCTAATGATTATGAATATTGCAGATTAATAGAAACTGATTTTATTATTCAATATGATTCATTGACTTCTACTCAAGGAGGTCAAGGTTATAATATAGATAAGGGCGGAAGAGGCCATAAAAGATCCCCTGAAACTATTGAAAAACATAGACAAAAAATGAAAGGTAGACCTCAATCAGAAGAACATAGAGCAAAAATATCTGTTGCTAATAAAGGTAATACTAACGGTAGTAATAACAAAGGTAAAATTAGAACTAAAGAACAGAATAATGCCAATAGCGTACAACGAAAAAAAGAATATCAGAATGGGAGAATTTCTCCACTTAAAGGTAAAAAATTTAAAGATGATTATCCTCATGCTTTAGAAAAGATGAAACAAACTAAATTACAAAATAGAATATTTACTAATAAGTATAAAAATTTGGTTGTTCAGTTTAAAAATAATAATCCAATTAATTTAGACATAAATTATACAGATTGGTTCCAAACCCATTCTTTAAATAACTTTATGAGCAAACAAACAAAAAATAATTCTATACCAATAAAAGGTTGGAAATTAATAAGTTTTGAATTGAATAAATAGTAAAACACTATCAGGTACTATAATGGCAATAACAACTACATGTCCGTTTCCAACAAATATAAATCCACTATCTAGTAATGGGTTTAATTTTTCTATTTCAAAATTACCGGAAGTATCATTCTTTTGTCAAGAAATTAATCTTCCAGGTATGTCTTTACCTACATTTGAAGTGAACACTCCTTTATCGGCTTTGCCATTTAGTGGGGAAATACTTTCATTTGAAGATCTAAATATACAGTTTATTATAGATCAAAATATGAGTAATTATATTGCTGTATATAATTGGATGATAGGACTTGGTTTTCCAGAAGATAATAATCAATTTACTGATTTTATTAATTTACAAGATACAGGGTATAGTAGAACAAGTAAAGAATATTCTGATGCTACTTTGCAAATATTAGGAAGTAATAATCTACCGGTAAAAACTGTAAAGTTTATAGATATTCTACCATTGAATTTAAGTTCAATGAATTTTCTATCTACAAATACAGATGTATCATATTTAGTTGGGAATGTAACATTTAAAATAAGTAGATACGAATTTATATAATTTTTGAGGATATTATGGCTACAATTGATGAACTTTTATCAGAATGGGATGAAGACTCTACTATGGATGATAATCATATCTCGAATGAATCCATTCGAGTTCCAAAGTTGCATGCTAAGTATATAAGATATTTAATGCAGGCAAAACTTAAAGTTACAAAATATAATAATGATTATAATGTTCTAAAAAAGACTAAGTTTAGATACTATAGAGGCGAACTTTCAAGAGAAGAATTGTCTACCTTGCAATGGGAACAATGGTTAGGTGTCAAACCTATGAAGAATGAGATGGATCAATTTCTTGATGGTGACACTGATCTTAACAATATGAAAGTTAAAATAGAATATTTACAAACTATGAGTTACCTACTTGAATCTATCCTAGGTCAAATAAAAGCTAGAGATTGGCAATTAAAAACAGTTCTAGAACATAAAAAGTTTTTAGCTGGAAATTAAAAATATATAAATAAGTATAGGTCACGGAACTGCAATTCCTACCTATTCTAAACATTCTAACAACTATTACAAGGAACAGTTATGTCCAGCGAAACTATATATCAAGAAATAATTCCAACATATCTCTATATAAAACAACATTCAATTACTGGTCTAAAATACTTTGGTAAAACAACCAATGATCCTTATACCTATAATGGATCTGGAGTTTATTGGAATGATCATATTAAAAAGCATGGTAAAGAACATATAGTTACATTATGGGTGTCTAATCTATTTCATGATAAATCTATTGTTGATTATGCTTTACATTTCTCAGAAGAGAACAATATTGTAGAATCCAAAGAATGGGCAAACCAAAAACCAGAAAATGGTTTAGAAGGCGGGGCAACTACTAATGGAAAAATATGGATTAATAATGGTGTAACTAATTTGTATATACATAAATATGATCTTATACCACTAGGTTATAAAAAAGGAAGATTGTGCAAATTTAATGACCCTAATTTTCAAAGGGAAATGTCTTCTAAGGTAGATAGGATTAAACAATCAAATGCTATGAAACAAAAATGGAATGAAGGAACGTTTATTAGAGATCATTCTAAATGTGGTAAAAAAGGTGCAGATAATGTCTCAAAAAGACCTGAAGTTAGAAATAAACTGTCTATAGTCGCTAAAAATAGACCCCTGATAACGTGCCCGCATTGTACTAAAATAGGAATAACCTCTCCTGGAATGTTTAAACACCATTTTGATAATTGTAAAAATAAATGATTAAAGTTGAAAAATTTAATGAATCTTATATTAGAATATTTTCTGATAAATCCATTGAACAAGAACTATCTGATTTCTTTAAATTTAGAGTTAAAGGATATCAATATATGCCAGCATATAAAGCTGGCATGTTTGATGGGTTTGTTAGACTGTATAACCTGCAAACTAAAACTCTTTATGCTGGTTTATTACAGTATGTTAAAGAATTTGCAAATAGAAATGATTATGAATTAACTATTGGCAAAGGTATAGAGAATTCAAATACATATTCTGAAAAAGATATTCAATTATTTGCAGATAGTCTTAATTTATCTGCTAGAGGTCAACCTATATCACTTAGAGATTATCAAGTAGATGCTCTTCTAAAAGCCCTTAATAGAAATAGAGTAACTCTTTTAAGTCCTACTGCTTCAGGTAAATCCGGTATTTTGTATGCTATAATGAGATGGCATCTAAATGCAAATAGAAAATTACTTCTGATAGTACCTAATACCATGCTTGTTGAACAAATGTATTCAGATTTTGCCGATTATTCAAGCGCAAATGGATTTGATGTTGAACATAATGTACAAAAACTATATTCAGGATTTACAAAGGATTTTACTAAAAATGTTCTTATCTCTACATGGCAATCATTAATTACTATAAAACAAAAATCCTTTTATCAGCAATTTGATGTGGCTATGGTTGATGAATGTCATCTTGCTAAAGCTGCTTCTATATCTGGTATTATGGAAAAATGTGTTAATACCAAATACAGGATTGGGGCTACAGGTACTATTGACGAAAGTTCTAAAACTAATAAACTAACACTTGAAGGATTATTTGGACCAGTATATCAGGTAACTACAACCAAAAAATTAATGGATGAAGGTTCAGTAGTTAATCTAAAAATCAAGCAATTAATTCTTAAATATGATGAAGAAACATGTAAGATGTTTAAAGGTACTGAGTATATTAAAGAACTTGATTGGTTAGTTACAAATCCTGTCAGAAATAAATTTATACGGAATTTAGCAATATCTACTACAGGCAATACTCTAGTACTTTTCAACTATGTACAAAAACATGGCAAAGTAATATATGAAGATATAAAAAATAAAGTACATCAAGATAGACCTGTATTTTATATTCATGGAGGAGTTGATACAAAAGATCGTGAAGAAATTAGAAATGTATGCAGTAAATATAATAATGCAATAATAGTAGCCTCGTACGCGACTATGAGTACAGGTACTAATATGCCTTCAATAGAAAATATTATATTTGCTCATCCTTCAAAATCTAAAATAAGAAATCTTCAATCTATTGGTAGAGGTCTACGTTTAAATGATGGTAAAAATGAATGCCGGCTTTTTGATTTAGTTGATGATCTACATTGGAAGTCTTGGAAGAATACCACGTTAACCCATGGCATAGAGAGATATAAGATATATATTACGGAGCAGTTTTTAGTTAACATAGTTGAAGTGGTGTTGAAATGATTGAGCATGAATATATTACCTTAAAGTTAGTTAATGGAGATAACGTCATATGTGTAAAAATAGGTGAGGATGATCATAAATTTATAATTATGTACCCTATCCAAATGAAAACCGTCAACTTTGATTTTGAAGGTAAAAATAAAGAAGTATTAGCCGGTTCTCCTTGGTGTTCTTTTACAGATGAACAAATCTTTACAATATGGAAAGATGATGTCATAATCATTAAACCTTTAAATGAATCTACTATTGAATACTATAAACGTCTTATAGATGTTCAAATAGGTCAATTAGTATTACCTGAAGAGGAATATGATTTAGAAACAATTAGTTTTAATCTATCTAATGAAACAATACATTAACCTAGAAAAACCTGGTATAACCAGTATATCACAAAAGTAAACAGTTGTAAACAGTAAAATAAAAATATATTTTAATGTACTTTTTATCAATCATAGGATATAATAGTTCTATATTATAAATTGAGGGAGTAGAAATGAGCAAGAAACTAAATTATATTAATAATGAAGAATTCTTTGTAGCTATGCAAGAACGTATTGCTTTAGTTAAGGATTGTGAATCAAAGGGAATTCCCAAACCTAGAATCTCTGAATATATTGGTGGATGTATATTTAAGATTGCTACTAATTTCTCCAATCTTAGAAGCTTTAATGGATATTCATTTAAATCCCCCAGATCGGAAGAGCACACG